TTCATCAGTGCGGGTAAAATCTCCGGGCCGCACATCGTACATAAACGAAATGCTGCGGGCGAATGCCGGATCGAAGTCTGGCGGTAGCGTACCGATCCGCCGACCGTATTGGATCACAGGAACGCGCTCTGTTGGCATTTCGACGCCATAGGCTTCCAGCATCTTGGCGAGACCGTATCGATCCACATTGCGAGCGTCAAAGGTTACATACCGACCATCACCAAGATCATAGGTGACTGTGCCACGGGGATAGTCCAAAGGACTTTCAATTCGTCTCATGCTCGTCTTCTGCTCATCATTAAAAGAAGCTTATTTGCTTAGCTCGCTTTAAATATCCAATATCATAAAGCATATCTTTAGCTATACTGATATATCTATTGTAATCGATATTCTCAGGAAAGCTTTCCGGCAAATCTTGTAACGGCATTGCTCCATCTGTATCAGGAACTTTGTTACCAGTCAAGACATAGTTGATTGTTCCGTGCATTCCTTTATAGTATGCCCATCGAACAACCTTACCTAAATACTCTCCATCTTTATGGGCACCACCTTTAACGTTTCGTACTGTCACAAACCGCGTAATATTTTTGCACTCTCTAATTGTTTCCTCAATAGGCTTTCCTTTGGCAAGAAACAATTTAATAGCATCAGAGCATATAAGATTAACAGGATTGTTGTCAAGCTGAGTACCAGATTGTGAGCCCACTTCTGAATATGGCCCTTTAACCTTAACCTCCTTATTTGTCTTGACAGCAAAATAAGCATTAACGTCGCGTGCATAGTATTTTGTATATTCTGTATTCTCAGTTTCAAAACCTGTCAACTGCTCAAAGAATTTGATCCAATAGTTTAACTTCTCTTGTTCATCTCTCCGATGATAAATAACAATACCATCAGTATTAGCAGAAATTACTTTAAATCCATTACACTCAAGAATTTCAATAAACAGAAGTAGTGTTAATTGTCCTGTGACTGTCATCTGAATAGTTAAGTCTGGTGAATACATCTTAGACCATTCATCGCTAAGCTTACCAGACATACCATTGATGAAAATCTTTAATCCTTTATCCTTAGTGAAATCCTTATTTCGTTTTGCAATAACTCTTTGTGATTTAAAACCCTTGAAAACAGTAAGGAAATTCGGTCCCAAGGCAATGGGGTAAAGACCATTATTAATGAGAATATTAGGGTAATAGCTAACCATATCCCTGTCAGATAGCGTATGTGTTTCGTTAGCTTCATAACCTATTTCCTCCTCTGATGAATGTAATCCGCCAATACCTAAACGATATACGCTACTACCAATTTTGACGGCAGTTTTTAATTCTTCAGGGAGTGCTATCTTTCCATTATCTTGAACAACAAATTCAGCACGCTTTACTTTAGACAATAAGTCTTGAAGTGGTTTAGTGGCATATTTTAAATATTGTGGGCAAGAGTATCTATAAGCTGTGCCCGGCTCAATTTCAGGCTTTTTAGGCCACTTGCCATTAAGCTTAGCTACTTCTTTAGGAATAACAACTTCAGCCATTTGAGCATCTGATTTGCTCATTAAATCTTCATTGTATTCAATCGAAATAGCTTCTCTAAGCTGTAATCGTTCCTTACAGAAATGATATATTTGTTCTGTAACGTCTAGATCATTGCAGTTGTATTCTTGAACAATTGGTATCTGCCAATCGTCTAAATCGAGGTTATCAGGAAATGGCAACTCTTGAATACGCTTTGAATGCAGCCTAGCGCCATATAGTTTAAGACTTCCTTTTAATGGGCATACATTAATTAGGTCTATATGCTGGCGAGGTTGAAGCTTGAATAATTTAAAGCCATATCCTTTGGCTATTTCGTTTGCCTTTTTACCAGATAAGATTAGATCATTAGCTATTGCTTTTAAATATTCAGGATTTCGATTTACATAGCTTGCCCACAACATCGGCAAGTCAAAACTATTAGAGTTAAAACCAATACTCCTAAAACTGAATATGATCCAGCTAAGAAAGAATGGATCAAAGTTTCCGTCTAGCCTAAAATACTTTCCAGATTGAACATGCTTGATACCCATCATAGCATAATTCGGAAAATATTCACCGTCTATAATAATATCTCCACCAGCAGCATCGCGGATTTCATTCTCAGTCATGTAGACGCGCGGCAATGTAGGTCTAGGAGTGTAAGGCTTGAGGTTTACGCCCTTACCTATTACTATTCGACCTTCATTGTCTAATTTCATTTTTTAAGCTTCCACACAGGACCATAATCAACAGCTACTTCTCTAACTTCATCGTGACTGCCAATGAAGATTGGCGGTTGAGTTGCACCACTATAAACGCTAACGAATAAGCAGCCTGTTTCGTTTACCTCTTTTAGAGCTTCTTCGCTTAGTTGCCAACGAGATACGCAAACCGTACCATTGGTAAATATAGCGAGGTTTGAAACTTGTTCTTCAGTAGTTCCTTTTGGTGGTGTGAGAACTTTATTAGCTCCATACCAGTCTATAGGCTTGCTCATTTTTAAATTCTCCCCGCTATAGCACCGCGACAATTATCACCATAAAACAACGTCATAGTATGATTAGCATGAGGCACTAAAAAGTCTACGTTCTTAATCAGCGGTTGAACCATTTTCAATTGCTTAATATTCAATGTTGGTCCTTTAGGTAGCCCATAGCAGTCGTAACTAGCACCTTGCTCAGCTTCCTCATGTGAGCGCATTACATTACTATCAAAAAACACAAAACCACTATCTGAGAATGGCTCTAGTGATTTAACACCTTCATAAAAACTATCTGGTAGGGGCCATGCACTAGTTTTCTTATCTAAGATTGTATTTACATCTGGCCACTTATCAGCATAAAATTGTGTTTTGATCCAAGAACTATCCTCATAGTGAAACGTACAGCTTGAATTACTAAAACCGAATGCTGTTAGTTTCTTTGGATTATTGATTATCGGCTTAATGATCGCCTTTGGAAGTGCCAGCATTGGAGGTAAATCTATACCGTGCCAATGCTGGATTATGACCTTTCGATCGGTAGCCGTACAAGTGCCGTTGTGGATTAATACGGAAGCCGTCAGGACGAAATTTTCGTCCAAGGCTACCTGACCTACGGCTGAAAGAGAAGCCTTCAGACGGTCGTCTAATGAGGCTATAGGGGGATCAGGAAAAGCGCTCTGTACATCCTCAAGCGGAAGGCATGGAACAATAGCTTTAAATTTGTCACCTTTAATTGAAAGCTTAGTATCTTGATTGGTAATTGTGAAGCTTTGCCCACAATTAGTTAAAGCCTGCTTTAGTAGCAAACCATTCGGGCAAGCTACTAAATCTTCTTTAATTGGCTCACCAATGGCTATAACTCCATTAAACGCTATAGCCCATCCATTGCGCAACGCCACATGGGTTTCTAATATTGATCCTTCATCTTTGAGGATTAGGGATAATTGACGGATTGCGCTTAAAAGGCTGCTTTCCGTTGTTGGTGACTTTCTCCGCATTTAATGTACCATGTATGCGTTTATAGATATTAGCATTGTCAAGTCGATATCGCTTGGCTAACTGCCCATATGTAGCACCGCGCAAACGATCAAGCGTTAGAAAGTAGTTGATAATTAAATTGTATTCTCTAACGCCTTTGTTTGACCCTTTTGTTCCCGGTCGCTTGTAGGGTAATCGTTTTAAGCCGTTTAACTTCATCTTGCAAATACCAAATAGCTTTCTCTAAATCTTCAATTTCATTTCCCTTATCACCTCTACGCCAAATGTATTTAATCGCACTACCACAATTAAAATTTTCATGACGAACGATTTCAATACACTCTATTCCAGAGGCATGAGAATTGTAATGCTTTGGATGGTTTACGTTAGACATGCAATAGCTTCCTCGATTGTCTTTACTGTTTTAACCTGTGACAAATAATGAAATACGCTTTCGTATCCACCTACGTTAATAAGATTTTTATGTCTAGCTAAGGCATACCCAAATTCAACATGCCTTCCGCCTCCTGTGAATAGATCGCCACGCGATAGAGTATGCGAGATCACATATTCAGCTATATCAATATCAATTAAATCCATTGTAGCTTCATTAGCACCAGCAACTTTATCATTTGATGGTAATTTATCTAACCAACGAGACATTACAACATGACCAGCATTATGTAAAAGTCTACGCCATTCCTTCATAAGCTCTTGCTCTTTGAATTGAGCACAAAGATAAATTCGTTTCATAGCATGACTTTCAAATTTTGTTTTTCTGAGGTTTGATTGAATTTGTTGATTATAGATTGTCCTAAATCTATTTCTAATTCCATAGCAATTAAATCAACACAAACAATCACATCGGCTAATTCTTCTGCTAGCTGTTCTTTAGTCGCTCTAGAACCTCTGATGCCTAATCGCTCTCTGTCTAGCTTTTTAATGATATTCTGAGCTTCACCAGTCTCACCACCTAATTCATTACCACGAAATGAAAGAGACAATAGCTTATTTGGGTTCCATTCTTTATCTCGTTCAATGTTTGCTAATCGCAATGTACTTAATTTTAAATCAGAAAGGTATGTCATCGTTATCCTCATATGCTTCACAGCTATAAATCAATATCTCAGTAGGTGGTTTAGAATTGAATTTCCCACATAAATCACGCTCCTTACTCCAGTGAATACAATTCAAGCAATTGCGATACGGATAGCCTATATTGGTTACTTTGAATATTTTCTCAATAGCGTATCGAATGCTAGCCTCTTGTGAAGGTCTGATTGTGGGCATTGGTTTTTTATAAGCCATTAATCTCTCGCTAATGCATCTTCAAATAACCAAGCTGGTCTATCATCAATCCAGATGTCTACGTTGTAACCATTATCTCTAGCAAACTTTAATTTTGCTTTTCTACTAGTATAAACAACTTGACATGGAATTTTTAAAGCTACTTCATCAGGGTATCTCATAGTAAAACAAATTATTTCATGTCCATTCTTTTTAGCTCTTTCTATAAAGAAGTCCCATAGCATTTTATCTTTAGTATACGTACCATCATAATCTAGAGCTATTAGCATTTTAAAATTCAGCTCCTAAAACTTCCGGGCTTGGTCTACCCTGCCATTTCCTATTCACATGCACTCTAATTCGCCTTGGTCGCCTTAACTCACTACTCATATTGATAACAGCATCAGTTGAGTGTGGTGGCTCACTAATATGTCTTTGTCTCCACCAATCAACGAACGTTTTTCGATAGCTACTTTCAGGAAATACAAATTCGTCAAAGCCATTGATACCGCAGAAATAGGTCGTCTTTAGATATGGCGACTTACCGTTTTTACCTTCTTTTTTATTGTAGAGAACATACGTTACATCAAATGTTTCAACCTGTACTGCTTCAGGTTCACGAATTAATTCATCTGTGCTAGCTATTTCTTTAATTTTTACCTGAAACTCAAATGGTGTTCCGCAGACTTCACATTTAACAGCTTTGATATGATGATACACTCCGCAAGCTGAGCAAAGTTTAATCGGGACTTCACCAGTTTTATCGCCTTTCTTTCGCGGAATTACAGGATCATTAACCGGACCTAATCTCATTGTGTTCTTTGCATAGTCTAGCACAAGGCAATCTTTTTTACCAGTGAATAGACGCATACCTCTACCATTTTTTTGAACGTGTAAAACAACGCTCATGGTAGGCCGTAAATCAACAATCAAATCTACTGCCGGATGATCTAATCCTGTAGTGAGTTTACTAAAGCTAGCAATAGCTCTTAGACGTAATTCCTTATGAGCTTTAAGAGCACTATCATTGTAGTCAGCCGATTGCTTAGAATGAACAGACGCACATTCTACCCCAAGCTTATTTAGCATTTCAGCGATATGGTCGGAATGCTCAATACCTGATGCAAAGATCAACCATGATTGCCGGTTTTGACCAAAATAACAAGCTTCCTGCAAAGCCTTCCATGTGATTTCAGCCTTATCAACCTCATGCTGCAATTGAGATTGAACAAATTCGCCTTTCTGAATACCAACATTTGAAACATCTAATTCAACTGAAGTCTTTCGAGGTACTAAAGGACAAAGAAAACCTTCAGCCAGTAGCTTATTGAAGCCTTCTAAATCAGTCATGTCATAGATGATGTCGGTAAACAAACCATCATCAGTTAATAAACCTTGACCCATACGAAATTTAGTAGCTGTTAATCCAACAACCTTTAAGTTCGGATTGATCATTTTCATAACAGCAATAAATTTTAAATATAGAGAGTTTTCCTCTTGGTTTACTAGATGACATTCATCAATAAATATAATATCGCGATGTCCAAACGCTTGTGCGATTTTGATCATGCTTTGAATACCGCCAAAGATGATTGGATTAATTACATCGCGACGCTTTAAGCCTGCTGAATAAATGCCGAAAGGCGCAGTTGCCCACACTTCTTCTATCTTGTCGGCATTCTGCCTGATCAATTCCTTTACATGAGTTACAATTAAAAAGCGCTGGTTAGGCCATTGCTTCATTACTCGTTCAATAAATACAGCCGGAATAATTGACTTACCGCTAGCTGTTGGAAGTGCAATTATAGGGTTACCCTTACCACCATTCATATAATAATGGTAGATTGAATTGATCGCTTCATCTTGGTACCAGCGAGGGGTTAGCATTTATTGTACGTTCTAAAGATTGCAAAAACTAGTTCATCTTTCCAAGGTCTATAGTTGTCTAAATATTCCCTATAATGATGAGGATTTGATCTGTTCTTTATTCTAGCTTGTCTATCAAGATATTGTAGCATTTCAATTCGTAAACTCAGTGTCACATAATCAGGGCTGTCTATTTCGATGCTGCAATGCATATCTACAATCATAGCGGTATCCATTCATCACAACCAAGCTTGATAAATTCAGCAGGAATTACACCATGCTTCGAGCAAGTCCAAGTTGCATTTTCTGTGGGCGTAGCATTGCGACAACTCCTACAATTTTTAATTGGGATAGCTCCTTTATGACAAACATCACTCATAAAGCAATATTGGCAATTGAAATAAGCAGGATTTTCGCTAATCTTTGGTGGAGGTTCTTTAGCTAGAATAATTTCTTCTGCTTTACGCTCTAATTGCTTTCCGTGGTCCCAATCGAGTTTAACAACCTCAACTTTAATATCATCGTCATTTTTGTTTTCTGGAAAATAGATACCGTATTTAATTTGCATCTTTTCTCCATAACCATTCATCTGTGACCAATGTTGAGGCTTGGCTTTTTTCAATCCATCTTTAACGTATCCTGTAAACGACTTAGTGTTGTGAGTTTTAAATTCGGCTATGAAAGGGTCAGGATACCAAGGCGTAATGATTACTCCATCTGTTGAACCGCCATAATGACCCATTACACCAGAAACGCGAAATTGCTTTCCATTAGTATCAAATCTATGAACCTTACAGCCAATACCTTCTAGATAACCAATATACCTTTCTTCTTCTCTATGACCACGCGCAAACAATCGCCTCATGCGACCATCAAAATATTCTTGCCCCATCCATCTAAATTTATACCAAAGCTTACGCGAACAAGCTTCACCAATTTCTGAGATACCAAGATGATTGCGAAACTCCAATGGATAATGGTTAATAGACCATTCCTCAATACCGTTTTCAATATTGGCTTTAATCTCTTGAAAGTCGAAACGGGTTAGTTCTGTCATCATTTAGCTTTCAAGTAATATTCTGAGCCTACAGCGTCTACTGCTATTGAAGCTAATGGAATGAAACTAGTCCAAACAGGAGCTTGCATGTTTGGAATATAAAAGCCAGCGATAATGCACTTGTTATTATCGATAAACTCTGGAATTTGTGGGCTATAAATTCTATCAGGATCGATATTTTTTAATTTGCAAATATGTCTGCAAATCTTTTCAATTATTTGATGTCTTATTTTGTCATGATCCATGTATCACCTATAAAAAGAGGCTGCTAAGCAAAAGGGTTATTAGCAGCCTCAAGTTATTACGCCTTATGTTAGTCTTGATATGGCGTAATTAGGTTTGACCACCCCAAGGTGGATTAGCAGTAGCGGGACCATTGGCATTTTGCTGCCAACCACCAGTACCAGCAGCTTGATTAGGTGCAGAGTTGTTAGCCTGCTGACCATTACCACCCCAAGACTGTTGCGGTGCTGCCTGTTGCTGTGGAGGAGCACCACCGCCCCAATTACCTTGATTAGCCTGCTGTGGTGCAGTCTGCTGTTGAGCGGGTTGATAGCTCTGTTGCGGTGACTGAGCCTGTGGTGCTGGTCCCTTACCCGGCTCATTACCTGCCATGTCATAGACCTTTTTAATCTCGACATAGCCACCATCAGGCTTTTCGGCTGAAGGCTCATGACCCTTCTGGAAATTAACGTCAATCAAGCAACCACCACCACGCAATGCAGCACCGTCATTTTTAAAATCAAGTTGAAAAATGCCGGTAGCGTGACACAACGCGGAAAGCTCTTGATTGGCAATCTTGCGTGCGGTTTCGTTGTCATTCCAGAGATTGTAATTATTAACGATTGTTCCACCGGGAGAAGTAAACTCAACTGCAAACAAACCAGCTTGCTTACCTTGAACCTGCTTCACTTCTGTACCAGTGATTTTTGCCGGAAACTTATTTCCGATTTGATGACGACCACTACCTTGTTGCGGTTGAACAGAGCGTGCGTCAAAAACTGCATCGAATGGCATTTTAATTTATCCTGTAATTCCCTTGACTGCCCACATGACAGCCTCTTCAATTTTAGTTTTAGCGATTGAGTATTCACGCTTAGAGCCAAGCTTATCAATAAAATTCAAAAGCATGAGCCCTTGATCTTTGACTGTAAGCATTTGGAGCTTTTCAGTATCGTTTAAAACTTTGTATTGATGACGTACAGTATTATTTATTGTGCGTTCATCACTAGCGCTTGAAATCGCCGCTTTATCAGCACCTTCTGAAGGCATTAGATTTAAATCCTCTTTAAGAGTTGGTTGAGTTGCTTGATACGGCTTTTTACTACAATGCGTAATTGTTCACGTGCTGCTAGAATACTTCCAATATCAGTTAAGCTTCCAAATTCTTTTGTCGGTTCAATCTTCTGATATGGCCCACGCTTAGTGCCGGGCTTTACACCACGCTTTTTAGGTTTGCGCATGTGTTACCATCCTGACGTTGTTGGCTGTTGCGTTTCAGCAGCTACCTGTTGAGGTTCATCCTTTTCAATCTCAGGTGTTTCCTTATTCAATCGCTTGGTAAGATCATGAATACGTGCTGATGTTTCAACGGTCGTATCATCAGTTTTAAAGCGATGGTGATTAATCAACGCCTTCAATTCATCTTCATTAACTGTAAGCTTCCAAGTTTTCATTTCTTATGCTCCTTTAATAAATGCTTCAAACATTGAAGCTGCTTCAACAACTTTCTTAGGATCAGTTACGGCTCTGCCTTCAAAATCATAGCTTGAGCCAGAACTACACCTGATAGCAAAATCAATAGCTGCTGTTCTTACTGCCATATCTCGATTGTCTTTAGCTTTGGTTTCATTCTCCATTACATCATAACCTTTTTAATTAGAGCACTGAAGTCAGGCGGTTCAAAATCAGCTAGTGTGCCTGTCCTGTTTCTAGCTGATATCTCATATGTACCATTGCATTGAAATGCTAGTGCTTCACCAATGCCCGGCACAGGAACTTTTGCAAGCCTCAACACACAATCATATTTGTGTGGGATTTGTGTAGGTAGATATTTGCCGGGAAAATATGGCCTACGTCTACCATCTGGTAAGACTTCCTCTTTAGCAATAAGATACATATGTTTTTCACGCATGAAATACATACGCTCAAGAAAGGGGTAAACCCATTCTGCCATTTCACCGTATTGAGCTAAGCCGTGCGATTTCTTACTTTCGTTTAAACAGATGTCACACATTTGACTGGTACTGTCAATAGCAAGTGTATCGTAATTTTTAGCTTCTGATGAATTCTCAAACCATTTAAAAAATTCATCAATCAAAGCTTTATTACTGCCAATCCAAGTTGGCACCTTTGAACCTCGCATTGAAAGCAATCCCGGCTCTGTTGCTAACAATACTGGTCTAGGTGCGGTGTTGATGATTGGTGTTTTTGCTGATCCGGGTGGACCATATATCAAGCATTTTGCTCCGAATAATTGAGCAAAAACACTAGCCTCTTTTAAATCTTTGGCTTGCATTATTTCTTCTTCGCTTTCGGCTCTTTAATCTCAACTGTTGGCGCTGCTTCAGTGATCGTAAGCATTTCACTGTTAACAATATTCAAAATTTGCTTAGCTTCAACACTACCTTTTTCAGCTTCTTCCTGAAGTGTAGTATACTCAGTTTTTAGAAAATTTGGTGTCCAGCTAACCAAACGCTCAGCAATGAACTTACCTTGATTACCGATAGAACCAATCTTGTCGAGACATGCCCACACTATATCATTATCTGATGCAAGCTTATAATTATATTTGTGAACTACCTTAGCCGTCCAACCTTCTCCTAGCTCAACATTAGTTGTACCTTCAGTCTTTGCAGGAGCTAGAAGATTAGCGCAAATTTTGCGGTACTCCATTTCCAATTCTTTAGCTTGCTGAAGATTACGCTTCCAATAGTCCCAAAGCATCAACATGCCATCTTTAGTAAGTGGCATGTTTTCAGCTTTAAGCGCTGCTTCAATATCAGCAGTTAGCCAATCGGGCTTTTCAGCTACAGGTGGAGTAACCCAAGGATTGCTAACATCGGTCATTGAGGTTGTCCCCATCCTTCGCTAGCAAGCATCGCTTTAGGCTCAGCATTCTGACCTATAAACTTAAGCAATTCACTAGCTGACGTTGCTACAACATTAGCCTTAGCTTTCATTTCATCTTCAGCTTTATGCAAGTCTTTAGTAATTGCTTCAGCCTCTTGCTTACCAATGATATCCTTGATAGCTGAAAGTCTACCAGAACGATCAAATAAGATTGCTAGCTTAATGTCTACAAGGTCTAGAAAAGCATCATCTTCAACGCTCCAACCTGCCATGCCGACTGTGCTATTGTGGGCATTGAGATAGACTGAGCGCATATTGTTACGGCATTGCTGCCATAATGTTTTATCTTCTGGTGATAGAGCTTGGAGGATTTCGCGGATATCAGGCATTGTTACGTGGTCCCTTTAGCATAGCTTCAACAATTTGAGACATTGCTGTTCCAACACCCATATCATAACCAGTTTGATAGCAAGCTTGTAGTAAAGCTCTAAACATATCAAAGTTTTCAATTGGGGGAAGAGTTGAAATGAGAGCTTTGGTCATAGGATTTTCCATCCATAGTTCAAACCCTCTACGCTTAGCCGCATCGTCACGCCGTTTAAGTTCTTCTGATTTAGTTTCAATAGACATTATTCAATCTCAACCTTAATTGTAATTTTACCGGGATATGACGTTTCTGGTAAATGCGATTTCATTAGATAAACACTGGTTACAGCAGCATCGCGTTCAATGCTTTCATATCTAACCGAATGTTTCATTTCAGCTTTGAACTTCATTTCAATTACTAATTCGTTATTCATTATTCACCTATTAATCTGAATTAAAACCCCTGCTAGGTGTCTGTTCCTAACAGGGGCAACTTCTGCCGGAAGTTTAAGATTTAACGCATGGTAGAGCCTCCTAGGTGCCCTGTAGGGGTATTTGCACGGTCAGGAAGCTAGTAGGGTGCCTTTCTACTGTCAAGCGAAAAATTCAAGTTTACGAATAATTCGGGATGGTGTATTACTTTTGGAGTACCTCTTTTGGATATTTCATTAACTTATTGAAAACAATGAAGAAATTCAAAAATTTCCCTTCTCAGTTGCAAATCCGCACCCATCAACTTTTAGTTAATGCATCAGTTACTAGTAAACAAATTGCTAGTGACACTGGACTATCAGAAGCATGGTTGAGTGATTTTTTAAAATCTAAGAATAACGGCCGTGTTTCTATTGGTCGTGTTGAAACACTATATAATTATCTTGCACCAGCACCGTTGCAAGTACCATAAAATTTAATTGCGGAATGTGAAATGCCAGCAAATAGCTTCGCTGCTATCCCGGAAGAACTACGCGCGTATAAACAATGGATACTATGGAAGTATGAGGATATTGGAGCAAAGAAGCCAACCAAAGTACCCTATTCTATTCGTGGTATCACAGCTAGCGTCACTAATCCTGACGATTGGAGCACTTTCAACGATTGTTTCAACGCTTATAGTCTTGGTAATTACTCGGGTATCGGATTTGTATTTAGCGAATATGATCCTTTTGCTTTTATTGATTTGGACGATACAGAAGGCAATCAAGGTGATTTTCAAAGGCAAGTTAAAATTTTAAATGAATTTGATAGCTATGCTGAGATTAGCCCATCTGGTCAGGGTTTGCATATTATTATAAAAGGACATATTCCACAAGGTCGCAAGCGTTCCCACATTGAGATTTACTCGTCTGGTAGGTATGCTACCATGACTGGTAATGTTCATCAACCTGTTAAGCCAATTTCTGATAGGCATGATTTGCTTAATCAGTTGTTTGCACAAATGGGTGGGCAAGCGCCACAAACATATGTTTATAGTGGAGATGAAAAGGAAACAGAAAGCGATGAGACTATCATCACACAAGCAGCAAAAGCTAGCAACGGTGACAAGTTTCAAAAGCTACATGATGGAGATTGGAATTCTATATATCCAAGCCAGTCAGAGGCAGACCTTGCTTATATTGACATGCTTGCCTTCTATACGCAAAACAGAAATCAAATCATACGTATATTTAGAGCAAGTCCACTTGGCAAGCGCTCTAAAGCTCAACGTAAAGACTATCTCGAATGGATGATCAACAAGAGCTTCGATAGGCTCTTGCCAAAGATTGATTTTGATGGTTTTAGGATAGCTCTAGAGGAAAAGCTAGCTCAACAACAGTTGGCATTACCTCTTGAAGCGGGTTCGTCTAACGGTAAGACAACGGATTTTGATTCCGACAATGCAGTTTCGACTACTGCACCCGCTTCCAATGGTCCCGTAGCTCAACGGTTAGAGCCAGTCGCTCATAACGGCTTGGTTGTAGGTTCAAATCCTACCGGGACTACCATTCTTCCTCCTCCCGGCTTAATGGGAGAGATAGCACAGTTCATTTATCAAGCTAGCCCTAGACCAGTACCAGAGATTGCTATTGCTGGTGCTGTAGGCTTAATGGCTGGCATTTGCGGAAGAGCTTATAATATATCTGGCACTGGTCTTAATCAATATGTGTTGCTTTTGGCCCCTACTGGTACTGGTAAGGAAGCAATTGCATCCGGTATTGATCGTATCATTAATCATGTGCAACTTTCTGTTCCTGTTGCTAATGAGTTTATTGGTCCATCTGAAATAGCATCAGGACAGGCACTTATTAAATATCTAGCAGTCAATCAATCTGTAGTCTCATTGTTAGGTGAGTTTGGATTGCGCTTGCGCTCTATGTCGAGTGATAGAGCTAATGGTGCAGAAATCGCGCTAAGGCGTATGTTGCTAGACTTATACAATAAGTCTGGTCATGGTAAAACCGTTCGCCCATCTATCTATGCTGATAAGGAAAAGAACATTGCTGATATTTCTTCACCAGCATTTTCAATTCTAGGCGAGAGCACTCCTGATAGGTTCTATGATATTCTTACTGAGGAAATGATATCTGAGGGTTTGCTGCCTCGTTTCATGTTGATTGAATACAACGGTGAACGTCCTGCATTCAATAAAGCTGCTGAAAATTTACAGCCGCCGCTGTATTTAGTTGAACGTGTAGCCACGCTTATGGCCAATGCTAAGACAGTGATGGCTAACCGTAAAGTTATCAACGTTGGTTACAGTCCTGATGCTGAAAAGATGCTAGACGATATTGATAAACACGCTGACAAGCAAATCAATTCATCAGATAAGGAAGTAACTCGACAGCTATGGAACCGCGCACATATCAAGTGCCTGAAGATATCAGCCTTGATTGCTGTTGGTTGCAATCCAATGAACCCAATCATTGAAGTTGAGTATGTATTGTGGGCAAAGAATATTGTTGAGAATGATATTCGCCAACTCTCTGCTAAATTTGAAACTGGCATCATTGGTAAATCATCAGAAGAAGTAAAGCAGATTGATGAAGTAAAACGAATGATACGAATGTTTCTCACTCAGCCTTGGGATAAAGTATCTAAGTATTATAAGGACCAGCGTTTGCACTCTGCGAAAATTGTACCATATGCTTATTTAAATACTCGCTGCGTTCCTCTTGCTGCATTTAAGAATGATGCTGGTAAAAATGCCACTAATGCTTTAAAGAGAACTATTCAGGTTTTGCTAGATAGCGACTATATGAGAGAAGTATCTAAGAAAGAAATGGTTGACTTGTATGGAACGACACAAAAAGCTTATGTTGTGAATTCACGTAGTTATGATTAAAATGCCCACACTTTTCTTACGATTCTTATGCTTTTCTTATGCATAAGAAATCATATACACTGTTGAAATCGTTGGGTTTCTTGCGTTTCTTATCTTCGGCCTTTTCTCTTACTCTCTCAGAGACACATTTATAGTATGAAAGTTGACAATAACCTAACCATTTTAACTACTTTATAATAACCTACTTTCTCTCTATATAAGAATATATAAGAAATATAAGAAAAGAAGGAAAAACAGAGACTTAGAGAAATTCAAATATAAGTAAATCTAAGACAAACGAAACAATATTTCAAATTAAATAAAATTTTGAAACAATATTAGCTTGACAATCATTAAATTTTGAAATATTTGACGAATTTGTAGAATTTGCCAATTTGAGGATTTGTAAACAAATGTCAAACGAATATCCAATCTTCGATAGTTCGCCAAAAATTAGCGAAGATAGACGAACAAACGTCAAACGCGATTTCCCTTGGGATATTGTCAATTGTGGGCAATCATTTGCTGTACCGAAAGCTGAAATGAAACTCATTACATTGCGATCAATGGCGAGCGTTAAAGGTAAGAAGCTCAGTAAGAAATTTAAAGTTGTTGAACATAGCGAAGTGTATGAAGTGGCGAGAATTAGCTAAATGGCTGGTAGACTGTCTTAATGTGGGTAAAGGGAGTTGAGAATGTCGGTGAAAGAATTAGTGTTTAAAAAGAATGAAGATGAGATGGAAGTTGGAAAGCCTAATGATGACTGTATAGAAATTACAATTTACTGCAAATGGTCAGATAGATGTAATGGATTTCTATTAGATCGCTCGCAAGCTCATTTACTAATGTTGTATTTGCAAGAGCATTTAAAATGATTTCATTAAAAAGCGAGAGCTATCCATATCTAGCAGTTGCTAAAGTCTTTCGTGTTCCTTATAGCGAAGTGTTACGATATGTAGAATTATGGGAAAGTCGAAAGCCTGTTTATGTTACTGAGAAATGGCATATAGCATTAAGTCAGGCTTATAGTCGAGAACAAGAGAGAAGGAAGCTTGTTCAAAGAAAAAGTTTAAAATAGATGTTGACACTACCAATTAAAGCTGTTAGGTTAGTGTTATCAACAACGGAGCAAGTAAATGGCTAACATGACTGAGTATGAATGGTATGCAGCCTGCAAAAAGATTTGTGCTCAGCATGGTTTGACTGAACGCCAGCAGCAGTATGTTGAAATGTATTGCTCTGAGAATGGTAGTGATTGCGGCGAACGTTGTTGGCAGGTTGCTTTTGATACGCTCGAAATGATTATTGATCAGGGTCAACTTTTGCAGGTTGGTAACAACGAAATTTAAAATAAGTGTTGACAGGTTAAAGCTAGCCGTCTATGTTGAGTGTATCAGATGGGAGATACGGAAATGACAATTACTGAGCAACTTAACGCAAAATATGAAGCTGGTTTGTTCGCAGTGATTTGCACTAATTGGAAAGCTTTTTCGATTAAAAATCGTGAAGACATTCGTCAAGCAAAAGGTGGAGTTGAATTTCGTCAAGGTAAGAAATGGGTTTATGCTTTTGCTTATCAGGTGAAGTTTGCGAAAATAATTTAAAATAAGTGTTGACTAGCTGAAAGCATCCTGCTATTGTGTTGCTATCAACTGAGGAGATAGAGAGATGATTAAGACTTTTGAAATCACCATCTGGGATAAAGCTGAGCATTGGACCTTTGTTGAACGCTTCGAAGCTAAGGACGAATTTACCGCTGTTCAAAATGCTCGAAAGGCATATCCTAACAAGGGTTTTGGTAAGGGTGGTTATGTTGTCAAAGACAGTCGAGAAGTTAGGTAAAATTCATTCTGGTCATTATACCCTAGGACTGCGCTCATTGTGTGGTCTTAGGGTTAAATGCGAGCAACTAACGCTTGATGATAGAAAAGTTACGTGTGAGCGATGTTTGTATATGATGGCTTAAAATAATTTAAAAATATTGCAGAAAGATGTTGACTAGCTCTAGCAACCGTATATAGTCTAATCATCAGCAACGCATTGGAGAATGTGAAATGTACGATTGGAACACTGTGAAGATTGAAGTTATATTCGCTCCTAAGACTGGTCAGGTTAAGCCTTGGGAGATTTGGGGAGTGTTCGATAAGGGTAGAGTTCATTGGGCTAGCTTCAAGACTGAAGAAAACGCTAATAAGAGGTTGGAAGCATTGAATAAGAAGTTCACTCCTGAATATAAAGCTAAGCTCAATTCAATCTGTCAAAGATCAGCTAACGGAAAATAAAAATAAAATAAAGGGTTGACATTAAAACCGTCAACCCTTATAGTTTGAAACATCAGAGCAAGCCACTACAGCAATGGAGATTGCAAGATGGAAGTCAAGTTCATCATTTTCGCTCGCAAGGTTAACGGTGAAGTTTTCGAGTGCTTTAGCTGGTGCCGTGGTGCTGAAGAAGGTATTCGCCGCGCCTATGCTGATGCAAAGCGTTTTGGTGTCAACATTGTTGATGCATGGGCAGTTGCAAAATGAGCCAGTTTGTTTGTAAAGAATGCAGCTATCCGTCATATAAGGCTGATAGCTGCGATAATCCAGCTTGCTTAGCTAATCCTACTTTGTCGGAAAGTCATAAGCAGCATTTGCGCGATATGGCTGAAAAAGCAGCTAAAGAAAAAGCTGAGTTTGAAGCACGAAAAGCTTTTAGGCGAAGTCTTAAAAAGCAAGGTTTTACACCAACATTTTAAACAGGAGAATACAAAATGAAGCTTGATAAGATGACGTTTGCTAAGTTGGTTGCTTTCATCTCTGGACAGTTTCAAGTCCATATGAATAGTCAGGATATCGAAGCTCTTGATGGGCTGATTAATATTGAAGTTCCTATGCAGTCACCAGCTAAGGCTAATCCGGCTGAAGTTGACGAGTTGATGCGGCTTATGGCTGGCGGTACTCAGAAGATTGAGGCTATCAAGGCTTATCGCTCGCTTACTGGTTCTATGCTTAAGGAAAGCAAGGACGCTGTTGAAAAGTATTGGGTTAGTAAGCCTGCTGCTACGCTTAGTGATATTCTTAGTACTGCGCGTGGTCCTGTCAATTTTGATAAGTTTGAAGGATAGGAGTTGACAATTTAAAATCAACCGTCTATAGTTTAAATACTGAATAACAAATGGAGAATATCAAATGGTCACTATCACTAAGGGCGCTGTGAAATTCAATTCGATCAAGGCTGCTTACGAGGCTGCAAAGCGTCGTAATCCGCAGTTGAAGTATATCACGTTCTATATGCGTTATCGTATGGGCAATTCTGTGCAAGCTGCTAGCGTTAAGCCTGTGCGGAAGTATACGAAGCAGGAGGCTGCTTAATGTGGACGGTTCGGATAGTTCACAGGAATAATAAAAACATTCCTCCTAGAGTTACTGAGCGACGAATTATCAGACTTGACGACTTAAAGCAAACCGTAGAAGATGCTGTCAAGATTGATGAAGTTGAGTTGATTGAGCTTTCGGCATACGATTAATAATTACCATACTAGTAAATCGCGTTCTAGTGTGGTAAAGTCTCTGTTGGATCGCAGAGCACCCCATAGCAGCAATAGCTATCACTCCCAGACGATAAGGGCACATGGCTAGGATGCTATGGGGATTTAATTAATGGAGTAATTATGGCTCAAACAATTCTACTAGAGCATGAAACTGTCAAATATGAATTTGTAGTCGGTGTATTTCCATCTCGTGATGGAAAGATTTACAATTATTATTGGTTTGCTGATACTAGTAAAGAGTTGATTGATAGGATTGAACGCAATACACTTGAGCGACCGATTTACCTCATAAGGGTTAAGCCTCATGCCACAACGATTAGAACACATAGAAGCCGCTAAAGCTGAAGCTATTAGGCTTGGCGCTACGTTTGCATTAGAACATGGTGGAAAGCATTTGATTGGTGTGATCTACTATAACGGTCAACATCGGAAAACCTCGCTTAGCGCTAGTCCTAGTCGGTTAGCGTGCCTACAAACTGTGAAATATGTTCGGAGAGCTATTGAGGAGATGAAATGCCAGCGAACAAAAATCTAGTTCAAATCAAATTTAAGCCTACCGACACTGAGCGCTTGATACTGCTTAATCAGGCAGTAATCATGCAAGCGCTTAGCGTTGCTATTCAACACCCACAAATTAGAATGGCTGTTGACAAGGCTGTCCAGAACGTTCATAATTATTTAGGAATTAAGGATTAGCATGAGATACTCGCGACAAAACACTAAGTTCACACATCAAGAGCGATTGGCTAAGGAAGATATTAGGTTGTTGATTGATTGTGTTGAATTAGCTAAAGAAAAAGGTGAAGTATTTGCATCACATACTCGAATTGAGCTATTGCTAGGTAAGTTGAAGCGAATGGAGAAACAGAAATGAATATAACTGAAACAGTTAAAATGTGTCGTGATGCTGTAATCATTGCAGCATGTATGAGTGTGTTTTATGTGGCGTTGGTAGGAGTGTTTCACCAATGAAAGAGTATTATATCAATGTATATCAAAACAAAAAGACCGGCTTTTGCTGGTTAGGCGCAGCCTATAGGAATAAATTTGATCCTGTTGGAAACCTAAAGTCAAGTTTAATTTATCGTATTCATGTAAAGATGAAAGGATGAACGTGCTACATAACGGAATGATTATTGCTGAAGTGACTAAGCGCGCTAAAGCTACATTTGATCCAGATATTAATGATTATCAAAAGAACTGGATCGCACAAGGTAAATTGTGGGTAAGTGAATTGCGTGCTGAAGGCTTGAACGAAACAGCCGATACAGTCGAAAAACATCTTAAATGGTTTGAGGATAGGGCTAATGCCGGATAAACAGAATGATGCTTATAGTAAGTATTACGATGTTGAGCAAACCGAACAACCAGATTGGCGAGATTACCTGTTAGTCTATCTGCTGATTTATGGCATTCCACTAACTACCATCTTTCTTGTGTGCTATTTCATTCCGCTATGGCTGGTGGTTGCTATCAGCCTTAGCGGAGGTTTTGTGGTTGGCTTTAGATGGTGGATACAATGAAACACATTGAAATACTATGGATTGCAGGAGCTATGGTAATCATTAGCTCTGCTATTGCTTTAGGATTTAAGCCTTTTGTAGCTTGGTTGATGATTAGAGGTATGGATAAGAAAGGTGATGGTGTTGAGTATGTATTGCTTTACTTTGCATTGATTTTGATATTGGTAGGTTTACCATGCTTATTCTTGCTTTAGTGCTGGCTCATATGTGGTATCCTCATAAATGTTGTGAAGATGGAGATTGTAAGCCTATTCCATGCGAAAGGATTGAATATTATAAAGAATATGCTTTGGTAGATGGTCTGTGGATCAAGGCTGATGAAATCCGAGTATCTCCAGATAACCAATGTCATATGTGCCATGAGGAAGGTAGAGAGCGGATTTATTGTTTGTTTATTCCGCAACAAACCAGTTGACAAAGCCGATTGAACGTCTATAGTGTGGGCAGGTTAAAGCTTTGGAGAAAGCACAGATGCACAACGATACTGTATATGCAATATTTGATGATTGTGATGACTGCTGCTATCTTTGTATCATTTTAGATGAAATTGAAGAACAGTACATTCAATCTGAACCTATGAATGATTGGGATTGGGAGGAGTTTCTTAACAATGATTGAAGTAACAGCCTATCACAATCCTAACGCTCCTATTCATCGTCAATGGATTGCTTATGTCGTAATGGACAATGGCAATCTGTGGGGTGTTTATGCTACAGCCACGCTCGAATGGCAGGCTAAGGAGAAAATCCGAGACCTTTGGGAGAGTGAACGCCAGAAGGTAGCTAGGATGCCCAGAGATAATAATCCGTGGGCTTCTGAGACTGCCCTGCTACCTGACCAGCCGGAAGGCGAAAAAACCTCGGGGCGAGGCTCGCATACAGCCGGGCTTAAATGGGTAATTAATCCTAAGTCGGGTGAGCGAGTTAGGGTTAGCAGTGTGAATGCTGAGCAATTGATTGCTAATGGCTGGCGATATGGGAAGAAGCTATGAAAACAAATTACAAAGAAATAGCATCAGATATACAACCTCGATTGGCTAATGTAATTTGGACTGTTAGCCTTAGCCATTGGGGATGTATTCAAGTGTTTGAATTTGATGATTATATGTTTCGTAAGTTTAGATTGCATATTTTCTATTGACAAGGTAGATTTAACCGTCTACCTTGTTAGTATCAACAGTGTTGGAGAACACACAATGACTACAGCAATCCAAATCAATCCCGAATGGCTCATTAAGCAAGATGAGCATACCAAGGCTTTCCGCTGGTATTGGTTCACGCGCGGAGTTGAAATCAAGACTAATGGGCAGATTAAAGACGCGCGTGGTAAGTACTACGTTGGTGTGAGCTATGAGCAGGTTGCTAGGGAGTATGCGCGATGAAAAGCGAAGCAGCTAGATTTATCCAATGGAATGATGGCTATAAAGATGGCTATCGCCAGAATAAAGAACAATCAAAAGACATTGACTATATTGCAGGATATCGTAAAGGTACTGCTGATAAACAATTCAGCGATACTTATTCTGATGAAGCTATAGGCATTTATGGGGGTTTCGATGGCTAAACTTCGCGTCCAAGCTCAGCATTTGAAGGCTGGTGATATTGTGGGTAGTGGTGAAGTAATTGATTATGTTACAATCAATTCTACCAAATGGCCTAGCAATAAAGTTATGGTGGTTTTTACTGGTAAGCCTTATGGTAGGCTTTGGGGTAAGTACACAATGATTAATGTTGAGAGGAAAGAAGGATGAGTAGTCGTGAAAGACGAGAGGAAAAGCGTAAAAAATGGGAAGAAGAACAAGCGCGACAAGATAGGGAACGTTATAGGATTGAAAATCTTTCAATGTATTCACGAATTGAAGAATTTGTTCAAGATGAGCAATTAAAGTTTATCTTACATAAAATTTGTGAACGTATTGAGTTGGAGGAATAAAAATGAAACTATATTTCGAAGAAAAGCATTCTGAGCGTCAATTGACTTCTGGTCAGGCTGTTGAAAAGTGCTCATTATCAACTGAAGAAATTCTAGGTAAGATCATTGAGCATCTTGCTAAGAAAGAGCTTCTTAATGATGCCGAAGCTGCTGAGATTTTGTATTGGGACGTTTCAGTATATGAGGATTTGCGATGATGACAGATCAAGAAATTAAAGAGCTATTGACAAATACTCTCAATACGGCTAACGATGCTGTTGACAAGCTAATAGCAGCTAGACAGGCTTCTAAGAATGGTCGCAAGCAAAAGCTATCATATCTGACAAAAAAGTTTGAGATTATTGTTGGTGCTTGTAATCGAGGGCTTGACAAGTTGGAGGAAGTATGACTAGAGAGATTTTAGAAAAGCTATTTGAATTAATGGAAGCAAACATAGATTATCTAAATGCTAGAGATAGTTCTGATGGTGGATTGATAGAAAGAATTGTGATTGATAAAATAAAAAAAGAATTGGAAGATTTAGTTGACAAACTCTCTGAAGGCGTTTAAAAACTAAATTGTTAGATCATTGGAGAATGACAAATGGCTAAGCCGATTTGGGTTATTGATGCTAACTACAAGCGTAAAGATTTGGCTAGGCTTATTGAGTTTGCTACAGAGAAGCCGGATGCTATGAAAGCTGCTGCTGAAAAGCGTATGGCTATTTATGATGCTCAGCCTAAGCTTGTTCGGCAGTGTATTGGCGAAAATGGTATGGGTAATGGTCGTCATTTTATAGGATTAAAAACTACTCTCGAAAAGTGTGAAGCTATCCGCAATAATGTAAAATTAAAATACGAACGTACTTCATATCTATTGACAACCTAATTTAAACCGTCTATAGCTAAATCATTCACAACGTTGGAGAACGTAAACATGGCTAAGAATACCGGAATTGCTCAGTTTTCACAAGGTCGCAGCGACGTTCATCGTGTTGATCCGCGCACTTTGGTTATTGTTGATGGGTGGAATACCCGTGACGATAATCCGGAATTGCTTGAGCATATTGATACGCTCGCACAGTCGATTGCTGAAATTGGCGTGCGAAAGGCAATTGAAGTTAAGCTTGTTGATGGCAAGTTGATTGTTCGGGATGGTCATTGCCGTACCCGTGCAACCATGCGAGCAATTGAGCACTACAAGGCTGATATCAAGACTGTCCCAGTCATCAGCGTTGATCGCTATGCTTCTGATGAGGATTTGATCCTCAATCAAGTTATTAGCAATAGCGGTAAGCCTCTGACCACGATGGAGGAAGCCAAGGTTTACAAGAAATTGCTTGACATGGGTTGGCAGCAGGTTGACATTGCTAAGAAGGTTGGTAAGAGTAATGGTCGTATCTCGCAAATCCTCGACTACCTGACTATGCCTGTTGCTGTTCAAGCTCAGGTAGCTAGCGGTGCGGTTTCCGCTTCGCTGGCTCAGCAGGTGGTCAAGGCTAGCGAAACTCCTGCACAGGCTTCTGAAGCGCTTCAGCAGGCTGTTACTCAGGCTCAGTCAGAAGGCCGGAAGGTTAAGCCAAGCGATGTTGGCCAAAAGTCGGCAATGGCTATCTTGAAGGAAGCGTTTGAGAACAGCGATATTGATTGCTCGCAAGAGATTGTTGATAGTGGTATTGTTAGTATTGATATGCCTATCGAAGACTGGGATAAGGTTAGGAAGTTGTTGGAGCTTTAAAGAAAACAAGACGGATAACAGGAGCTATAGGGCGCAACCCTATCAAGTCACCGTCTTGGATTGGCAGTTGTGCAGACGTGCACCTAGTTGGCAACGATAGCGTAGCGAAGTTGTTGAGACTGCCAGTCACCAATCTGCTAGTGGTCGCAGCGCGGTAACGTCTCGGATAACAATCAAGCGCTCACAAGAAACCGAGAGACCAGAAGCTAGGAGAGCAAACTAATGACGTATGGAATGATAAATAAAATGGATAGAATTGTAATAGCGATAAGCTACTTATTTATTGGTTTGATGCTTGGTAGATATTATTACCCATATACAAGTAATTGGGATAAACGAGGTTATTTAGGTTGCATTGATGGTAAAATGTGGTTGAAGAATTTAGATATTGACGCTACTACATTAAATATTCCAGAAGGTGAATATATAATTGATTTAAATCGTGAATGGTGCAAAAATGTCAACAATCGAATTCCCAATCAAAACTAAACTCCATCGGTTCTACAAGATCATTGAATTAGCTCTTGAGAAGAAGCAGCCTATTATTGTAGGTACGTCTGATCATACAGTTAGAGCTATTGAGTTGGAACAACGCTTTCCTAATGCTCATATTGAGATTGTTGAGATAGGGGTTAAGGTATGTCCGAAATGATTGAGAGAGTAGCACTAGCAATATCTGGCTCTAATGATCCTGCAAACATATTAACTATTCATCGCGTTAGGGCTAGATTGGCTATAGAAGCAATGCGCGAACCTACAGAGGATATAATACCTCTTGGCTTTACAGTTACTCATGTGAGATACTATAAAATAATGATTGACGAAGCTTTAAAATGATCAGCCCAGACGCCAAACCAATCTTTAATGATCCACCATATAAGCGTATTGATCCGGCTAGACCGGGGTTGAAGAAGTTTATTTTGTATGAAGAATGGGACTGGCAAGGTAGACCGGCTGGCCCTGATCCTTATCTATATCGATGGGATGATATGAATTATAGGTTTGAGCTAAAGGAAAGCGTATAATGAATACACCTGAAAAGATAATTGAAAATGGCTATGCTGAAATTATGAGGGGGTGTTATAGATTGAGGCAAGCTAAAAAGTATCAGGAAGAATATGACAGCATGGGAGTTATTTTAAATCTTCTTATGCAAGATAGACAGCATTTGCGAGAAATGTATAATGTTAACCCGTAGAGGCTTAATCACAGGTTTAATTTCTTTAGCTGCTGCTCCTGCTATCGTCAGGTATAGTAGCTTGATGCCTGTTAAGTCTGTTCCTATTATTGGATGGGATTTAGCTTCAGAGCGTGATATCACAGCATATTTTATAATTTCTAATCCTATGAATAGTAATGAATGGAGAAAGAAATTTATGCAAGATTATGAATTTTACAAAGGCTCACAATGGTAATTACACCAGAACAAATAGCAGGTGAAAGCGAAAGTTCACAGCAAAAAGCTCTTATGGTATGGGCTAGTCTCAACCGCCTTATTTACCCACAATTAAAATGGCTACATGCTATCCCGAATGCTAATAGTCATAGGCAGGTTGCTGAAGGTGTTAGAGGTGGTGTGGCTGATATATTTTTACCGTGGCCTAGATTTGAAAATTTACCTATATGGACTAAATGTTATCATGGTCTTTACATAGAGCTTAAAACAGAAGAAAGACGCAAAGAAAAGAATGGTGGTTGTTCTAAAAATCAAATAGAATTTGGCTTGTATTGTGGAGCTAGCGGGTATATGTGGTATTGTTGCTACGGATGGGAAGAAGCGCGCGATAGGATTTTGGAGTATCTAAAATGAACAATAAACTAATAGATATCAGTGCTGAACTGCGCCTTGAAACTGTTGGCGCATATCTACTATTTGATGGTAGACAACAAAAGCATGAAGATGGGCGAGTACAAGATTTATGCTTTTGGGTTCCTAAGTCTCAGGTTGAAAATAATGATGACGGAACGTTTACAATGCCCGAATGGCTGGCTCTAGATAAGGGGTTTATTTAATGGCTAGGAATTTACAATATCAATGGTGCGAACAAACAGGAGCTACCGATAAGGAGTTTCTTGGTTGGATTTATCAGCGTTTGCATGATGTATTCGGCGAACGTATGACACTCGATTATATGCGGCGATTAGATAAAATCATTCAAGATACGCCCGGAATTATTCCTAATAAAATGACTAAGATTTTAGAAAATAACCCTGTGTTAAGAGAACAAAGAGAAGCATTTAGGAAGGCTCTTAATGATCTGGGACATTCTGAAGCTACTGTTTATTCGCATTGGGCTTTAGAAGCATTTGACACAGCGTTTAGATTGAGGGAACCAGAATGAGCAATAGCGAAATGACACGTAAAGAAGCAATTCAAAAGCTAACCGATATGACTTATAGGTCTCATGAGGAAAAGCGATGGCAAACCGAAGCTAGAGCGGAAGTGTTTGTAAAGAATTGTGAAGCTATAGGAATTGTAAAATTTAAAACTGACACCTCAGAAGTTCAACCGCTATTCAAATGTACTCATGAGATTTTTGGAGTGGTAAGAGTTGAAGAATGGCCAGAAGGATTAGTTGTTTGGGTTGGTGGTGAAATCCGTTGGAAGTCTTGGAGCTAAAATGACAGTTGAAACTCGCCTAGCTAATCTCTATCGCTATCGTGATGAAGCTCTTAAAGACCCTGAGAGTAATAAGCTTTATCTAGCTGATTTAACACTGTCAATTAAAATGTTTGAAGAAGTTGCTAAAAAGCCTAGGTCAGTAAAATATCAGGTTCTTAGCGGAATGTCTCTTGACTAGTAAGTTAGAGCCGTATAGTTTGTGTAGATCAAATGGAGATTGACAAATGAGCTATACGGTTATTAACTTTAAAACTAAGAAGGCTGTTAAGGAAGCTGTTGCTAAGCATAAGGAAGGCTCGCTTGGTAGTTATTCAGTCCGTTGTTACAATCCGGGCCTTGGTCCTGATCTGAGCAATTACACTGGCAGGGTTAGCCTTGAAGGTCCACACTATCCGCAAGCGCATACATGGTATTGTGAGGCAGAATTAGTTAATGGAGTTGTCGTAAAAGTAAAATGATGTTAACTGTTGAACGATTAAGAGAAGTTTTAAATATGGAAAAAATTAAGTGTATTGAATGTGGTGAAGAACGCGACGATTGCGATGAAGATGGGCTTTGCGCAGATTGCTTTGATGCTAACTATGATTATGAAGAAAATGATTTTGAGGATGACGAATGAAAACATTTGTTCTTATCCAAGGCACTACAGGCTTGCAGGGTCAAATCTGGCATACAGCACAAGTATCTGGAGAGGGTAAGGAGCGAATTCAGCCTGTGTTTAGATATGAGTTGACTGCACAAGAATGTGACTACCTTGATAAAGGTCTCATTGATTTGAATTATTTCATTGGCAGATACGATGAAGCACAAAATAGACTGCTATAAGGACGGATTTAAATATATTGAATTTTGTTCCATTTGCGGCGTAGAAGGCTTAGACCTTCTTTTAACGTCCTGTGCTGGTCAGACATTTGCGTGTGATAATTGTGGGCATGTAAATTGTATCTGCGACAAAATCAAAGAAAAGTTCAGAATGTCTATTGACAAGCACAACTCTAGGAACTAACTAAGGCTCATTGAATTGAAATTCAATAACAAACACAAATCGGAGTTTAGAAAATGAATTTGGACGTTCTTAAGGCAATCGCTAACGCTACCGCCGCTAGCGCGGTGTTTTATGTCTCTCAGGCTGATGGCTTGCCGCTTGTGCAGCATAATCCGCCGCTGATCACTGTTGATGTTAATAGCAAGGACCCTAGCGACGCTAGCAAGGTTGCTGCTAAGCTTACTGATGCTGGTGCACAGTTGCTCGCTTCTCAGGGTCAGAACAATGAGCATACCAAGCCTGTGCATAATTATTCTGTCCAGTCTGGTGGCCTTGTGCTGCCTAAGACTGAGCGCAAGGGCTTTGGCGGTGGTGCTCCTACCAAGTATCCTTTCGAGACAATGCAAGTTGGTGATTACTTCTTTGTCCCCAACAGCGATGTTGAAAAGGGCGATGCTTTTAAAACAATGTCTAGCGCTGTTGGCTCTGCTAACCAGCGTTTCGCTGAAGATGTTGTTGAGAATGGCGTTATTAAGACTAAGCAGGTTGAGCGCGCTAAGCGTGGTCCTGATCATAAGGCGATCAAGGGACCAGACGGTAAGAATGAAAAGGAAACTGTTACCGTCAATGAAAAGCGCTTTACTAAGAAGTTCGTTTGCCGTGCTGTTAAGAAGGGTGTCGAGTATGGCAATTGGACTGCTCCTGATGACGGCGCAGTTATCACTCGCGTAGCTCTCCCGGCTGCATAAGAGCTAGATTGTGCTGATCTAGCCAGCATAAAAGCCATCACCTACGGGTGGTGGCTTTTTCAACTAAGGAATAATAAATGCCTAAATACAATAAATACAATCCGGGCGATGAAAATAAGCGCCTAGCAGAAGTAAATACATATTGTCCAGTTAAGATTTTTATCATTGACTTACAGCATAATGACGATATAGTATTCGAGACTGAATTAGACTTCGCTAATCATGCTGATAGGAAGCGACTAGGACGATTGACAGCTTGGGCTGTTATGAATGGTCATAGTGTCGAGACTATGCATAGAGAAAGTGCAATGGGTGAAAAAGAATGAAATTTCCTGAGCATAAAGCTTCTATGCATTTAATGCATAATGATCACTTAGCTAATTATTCTACAGTAAAACAAGCTATTGAAAATGAGGATCATTGTTATAGAGAAGAGTGTTGGATTTCAGAAGAAGAAAAACAAAAAGCTATTGAAACCAATGAATGTTGGTCTCTTCAATGGTATCCTGATACACCAGTAGGTTTTTATATTCAATCTGCATCTAATCTTGAAGTTCTCTTAAATTATATAGAGAATAATAAAGGTGAATATTAAATGAGTGCATACTCAAATCAAATGAATGTGAACATTGCTGAAGTTGCTACAATCACCTTTACCCACATTATGAATGCTGACACTGAGAACATGACGGCTCAAGTTGTTGCTATTGTGTCAACACCCATCGAAAATCTCAGAAATTTAAATGCTGTGATCAGTCAATCTTTAGTAGCTTATGACGAGCAATTGAAGAACATGACTAGCACTAAGAAAGGTATGAATTAATTATTAATGTGGGCATGGTGGAATAGGTAGACACAAGAGACTTAAAATCTCTCGGTTAAAAACCGTATCGGTTCAAGTCCGATTGCCCGCACCATATTAGCTCCTAAAGCATTTACGGTGATGCACCGCTCTTGTAAGGCGAGTAATTCTGTTCAAGTCAGGATAGGAGCACCAAAATTCGGAGTGTAGCGCAGTTAGGTAGCGCAATTGCTTTGGGAGCAATGGGTCGCAAGTTCGAATCTTGCCACTCCGACCAACTTTAAAAATTAACTTGTTTTTGATACTTTCTAACAGTAACTTCATTTTCAGACTTGACAGCTTTACCGGATGTACGTAGGCTGTTGGTGCTTAAACATATCCTCCTGTTTAGGCTGGAGACGCGAACGTCAACTACCCCTTAAACCCTCAGCCTTAAAAAGCTGAGGGTTTTTGCTATTGACAGCTTCATTTTTCAATTCTAGTCTATTGGTGCTTCCAAGTTACTCCCCCCTAGCTTTGAAGTGAGTTGATGTCCCTTAAGCCCTAGCCAGTAGAAATACTGACTAGGGTTTTTGCTTTTAGCTATTGACAATAACTCACAACCTGCTATTGTGATTGTGCCGATGGGGTTTCGTCGCACATTCACTCATTAGGCTTTATTTTGATAACCTAAATCTCAGAGGCGGTTGCTACTTGACGGATGCAACCGCCTCATTTATTTGTTGCTCATGCCTTTTGGTCACCCCGATACGTTTTCTGTTTCTCCGTGGCAAATTCCTATACAGGTACAGGAATTGCCTAGGCCAGATTTTGCCGATAATGAAGAATTAAAACAAGCATTTGGTGTAGCTTTAGGGCGAGGATTAGCACCGTTTGACGCTGGCTTAGAGGTTTTTGCCGACGATACCTCTAAAGGATTATGGGTATCAGTTAATTGGATCAAAGACCCTGTAGCTCTAGCTGCTAAAGATGCTTACGTTAATGCGCTGAAGAAACAGAGAAAGCCTCTTGACAAAGAGGAACTTTTGGCTGAAGTCTTGGAAAGTGCGCAAATCGCACCAGATTTTAAAGATAAAGCTGCTCTTTTTAAGCTCTATTCGGAAATTGCTGGCTTTACAGGTAAGGGTGCTGAGCCACAACAATTACCAACAATAACAGAAAATAATTTTATGAAGATTACGTTAGTTAAACCAGAAACCGATTTACGTAATCCCATAGCTCCAAATTTAAATGTTCAATCAAAAATACAAAATGAAGAATTGCCGTTGCCAAAGCTTAAATTGGTAGGTGGTGGTTCTAGTTGAGTGTTTTTGATGAAACTGTAACCTATGGAGCTATATTTATGAAGAGACTTCTTTTATCTGGTACAGCACTTTTATTGAGTGCTGCTGCTGCATTAGCTGGTGGAGCTTTTTCGCAGTATCCTATTGTTGGTAATCCTGATCAAACAACTTGCATGAGCTTTGGTAACAACGGTGTTTGTAACCAATATGCTCCTGCTGGCCCCTCGGAAACATCAGGGACATATATGGTTCCTGCTGATACGGGTACCCCCGGCGGTGGTACTCAAACTATTCGACTGCCTATGAGCTTGATTGCTAACTTAAATGTTGGTGTCAACCGCTTGTTTGGCGGCGACATGGGTACTAACCTTTGGCAACGTGGTACAACTCCACTTTCTAGCGCTACTCCATCTACTACTACTATGGGTGCTGATCGTTGGGCTGTTTACTCGTCTGGTAACACCGTTACCGTATCTAAGCAAACTGGCGCTTCTGATACCATGCCTACAGTTGGCTTTTATGCTTCACAGCGTGTTAGCCGCCCATCTGGCACTAACAACACACAAATTTGTGTTGGACAAGTGCTTGATAAGCAAGCTGCTGCTACGCTTATCGGTAACAATGGTGTATTTTCGTTTTATGCTCTCGCTGGTGCTGGTTTAGCTGCTGTTGCTAATAACCAGATTACAGCTACCATTGCTTATTATACTGCTGCTGATAGTGCTACACCCGGTACAAACACTGATACCTTTATGAAGGGTACTATTACTGGTTACACTCCTGTTACTACTAACGGTGGTGTTATTCAAGTTATCGGTAACGCTGTTCCTAATGCAGTAAATAGCGTGACAATTTCCAGCGGTGTTGCTACTGTTCCGATTACAACATCTTGGACACGTTATAGTGTTTGGGGTAAAATCCCATCTACTAATGCTGCTGGTACTGCCGTTACTGGCGCTGGTGTCACACTGTGCTATACTCCTGCTTCTGGTACTGGTGGTGCAACCGAATGGTTTGAATTTACTGGTGCTCAGCTTCAAGCTACTAGCTCTGTTGTGACAACTGAATTGCCATTTGGTGTTACTTCGCCAACTGGCTATGAGCGCCGTCACCCTCAGTCTGAAGCTGATTTACAGCTTTACTATACTCAGGGGCCGGGTGCTGAAGTTAACGGGCAGTATTTAAATTATAATGCTACCTGTACTGCTTCTGGCAACGTCAACATTGGTATTAATTTCTCTACACCAATGCGCATTGCTCCTACGCAAGCTACCTCTACTTTAACTGCTGGTGGTTATTCGATTAAAACTGCTGCTGCTGTTACTGGTATTGGTACGATGACTATTCCAGTTGCTAGCACGTATGGACTTACTTTGAACAGTAACGCCGCTTGTACTACCACATTGCCTTATATTATTGTGGGTACAAATACTACAGGTAGCATTCTGTTTTCGGCAGAGCCATAAGGGTTAATCCAATCATTTTAAAGAAAGGATTACCCAAATGACTTTACCTCTTTTACCATTCGCAAGGCTAATTCCTAGCCGTCAATTGATACCCGGTGACTTGATTAACGGATTAGTTAATCTTCTCACTGGTACAGCATCTAGTATTACTGCTCTTGCTGGTGGTGCTAGATCAGCTTCAACGCCTTCGCTTAGCTCAGCGTTTAATGAGCTAACAACAGTAGCGACTAATGGTGATAGTGCGTGCTTACCTCCTGCTAAATCTGGTTTACGTGTTGCAGTATTAAATTCTGGTGCAGCTAATGCTCAGATTTTTGCGGCGGTAGGAACGACCGATACCATTCAAGGTACTGCTGGTGCTATTGGTGTTGCTTTAAACTCTGGTGCTAGTGCGATGTATGTTTGCTTTAAAGATGGTGTTTGGCAGAGATTTGTTACTGCCTAATTCCTCCCTAGACTGCCGGGGTGTAAAAACCCCGGCTTTTTTAGATTTCTGGCTAGGATATTTTAAATGAAAAAGCTCTTATTAGCTTTATTGATTAGTTTAGTGCCATCTGTAGTGTGGGCACAATCACAGCGCAATCCATGCGTTTATATTAGTACAACAATTCAAACGTGTGTTCCTGTTGGTAATGGTTTGGGTATTGGTACCGCTCCAATGCCTGTTGGTGGTTTAGCTAATGCTAGTGCTCCGACATACGTTGAAGGTCAACCGGGGCAATTGAGCTTTGATTTATCTGGTAACTTGCGAGTTATAACTAGCTCTAGTGGTAGCTCAACAGTTAATCAAGGTAATGCTGGTACCAATGCGCAAGCATGGTGGACTAGAATAGGAGATACTGCTAATGGTCCTGTTAAAGTTCAACCTGCTTCTACTACTCCCGGTGCGACTGATTTAGCTTTAACTGCTTCGCTTAGTCCAAATAGTAATGGTATCATCACTACTGGTACGGCTGGTACTCCTTCTAGCCAAGTCATCACTACACAAGGTCCAGCTAGCAACGGTGCGTTTCCTACGGCTGCAACTCCGATCGCTGGTAACGCTACTGGTACAACTGGTGCAGTAGTTGGTACTTTAGCTGGCACAAGTGCTAAAACTACCTATATTTGCGATTTCGACATTTCGGCAGTTGGTGGTACTGCTGCTGTTGGTCCTATTGTTGTAGCTGGTTTATTAGGTGGTTCTAAAACATATCAATTAAGTTCTAGTGCCGCTGGTGTATATTTAAGTAAATCATTTAATCCGTGCATTCCAGCATCAGCAGTTAATACAGCGATCACTATTACAACTACCGCTGATGGTACTGCTACCGCAGTTGATGTTAATTCATCGGGATATCAGCAGTGATTAAACGAATATTTTTAATTACAGCATTTTTAATTTATTCAATTCCTGCTATTGCAGCAGGATGGCTGCCACTTGCTTATTGCCCCGGCATTCCTAATCCTGCTAATCCTCCTGATTTTTATATTAATTTTACTGCTGATGTTTGGTGTAATAATGGTAAATTACAGGGAACTACAGGAAGTTCTCAGTTAACTGTATCTAGAGCTTCAACTAAATATGTAAATGATAGTTGGGGACGTTGGAGTTTAGTTAATAGTAATACGTTAGCTAGAAGTAATTTAGGTGCTTTGATTGAGGATGCGCGGACAAATTCGGTCCGCAACAACTCAGCGCAGGGTACCGTCCCCGGATCACCCGGAACGATGCCGACCAATTGGTCCGGAACAATCAACTCCTTGACGAGGACGGTTGTCGGGACGGGGACTGAAAACAACATCGACTATGTTGACGTCAGATTTTCTGGAACCACGGTCGGGACTAGCGGCGGAAGCATCCCATTTGAAGCATCAACGCAGATCGCAGCATCAGTTTCCCAGAATTGGGGTGCCTCAGTATTTGTGACTCTCATCGGCGGGTCGGTCACAGGGATCGGTTCGACATTCTCAATCGATATCGCGGAACGAGATGCTGGCGGGGCAGCGCTGACGAACGGCGGGACCAACTACACGCCAGCAGCAGGCGCTCTCGGACAATCCAGATGGACGACTACCCGTACTCTCTCGAACGCGTCCACGGCATTTGTTATTCCGCGAATTTTAATCTCCGGTATCACAGCCGGCATCGCAGTCGATTTCACCTTGCGCATTGGTTGGCCCCAACTCGAATTAGGAGCTTCTGTTACCTCTCCAATCCGCACTACAAGTGCTGCGGTGACGCGGGCGGGTGATGTCGTGACGTTAACCTCTCCGGGAGTATTCGGGAGTGCTTATTCACTCTATGCAAAGGGGACGCCGCAAGCGCCAGTGGGTTATAACAATGATCAAGGCTTGATTACCATCAGCGATGGGACCTCCAATAATCGTTTTGGGTTTTTTCGTAACTCGGGGAATAGCAATTTTGGTTGGGTATGGGTTGGTAACTCAGTTTCTGCCGTAAACTCTTCTATTGCAAATGTAACTCAGCCGTGGGCGCAGAATGCCGTGGCAAAACTAGCGGCTGGCGGAACAACTAACGATCTTTTTGCGACCGCTAATGTTGGCGCTGGTGCTTCTGTAGGTACTGCGACACTTTTGGTCAACCCATCTGTTGTTAGCTTTGGTTCCAAACAAGGCGGCTCTTCGCAATTCAATGGTTTCCTCTCCGAAGCTGGTATCTGGTATTCCCAACGTGTTCCGAATGCTCAGCTTCAAAGCATGACGCAATGAAAAAATTTTTATTCACAGTATTGTTGTTGATTTCTCCTGCTTATGCCGGTCAAATTGACTATTATTTGAAATTTTCTGATGAAGCTACTGCATTAGCTCAATTGCAATTATTTATTAATAGTACAAGTTGGCCTACTGATTATTGTATTCCAAATATTCAGATTTGGAGAAATAGTCAAGATATTGTTGATGGTCAAGGTAATGTTACCCACGCTTATTTAACTGGTTTCTTTGTTTTGTGTTCATTTAAACAAAATATAAATGCACTTACTAATCTAGCTCCTGTTCAAGTTGTCATTGATAGAGATAAGGCTAAAGCTCGCTTGGTTGGTGGAGTTATAAAATCGAATTTAAGTAATCCAATATTACAAGATATCAGAATATCTCCTATATTTTCTGGAACAGATTTACCATATGGTAGTTTCCAATAAATGCAAGAATTTGAATTTCTAGAAAAACTTTCCTTCTTATTATTTGAAAGCGCTAGATGGAAAGTTGCTTTTGGTGGTCGTGGTGCTGGCAAAACAGAAGGTTTTGCATTAGCATTATTACTGTTATCTAGAACTAAGCGTTTACGTATTTTATGTGCTCGCGAACTTCAAAATTCAATTGACGAAAGCGTTAAATTTACAATTGAGGCTTGGATAAATCAATTAGGCATTGAAGATGAATTTATAATTACTAATAAGCAAATAATCTGCAAGCGCACAGGTTCTAGATTTTTCTTTATGGGTTTACGTTACAATATCAATAAAGTCAAGTCTCTTGGTCGTGTTGATATATGCTGGATTGAAGAAGCTGATAAAACATCTAAGACTACTTTAGACAAGCTTTCTCCTACTATTCGTGGTCGTTCTGATTTTGAGAAAGATAGAGGTGGCCCATTTGGTGTTGGTCCTGAGATATGGGTTAGTTTTAATCCTGATCTTGATACGGATGAAGTTTATAAACGTTTCGTCTTAGAGCGTATAAAATACGCTCCTGAATTTGTCACTGATGAAATTACAGGTGAAAAAGTTCGCTATGCGATAGTTACCAAAATCAACTATTGGGATAATAAGTGGTTTCCACCTGATAGCCGTCTCGAAATGAATGTCATGAGGCAGGCTAGTGAAGATAAATATCTTGAAGTGTGGGAAGGTAATACTAAACAGGTTCTAGAAGGTGCTATTTACGCTGAAGAACTTAGACAAGTTATTAAAGATCAGCGTAGAGGATCAGTTAGGTATGATCCATCAAAACCAGTTTATACATTTTGGGATTTGGGGCATTCTGATAAAACAGCAATTTGGTTTATTCAAAGAGTTGGTTTAGAATATAATGTGATCAATTTTTACCAGAATAATTTAAAAAAGATTGGTCATTATATAGAGCACATGCAAAGCTTAGGTTATGTCTATGGCACAGCTTACCAACCACATGATGCTGATAACGAAACTCTTGCTTCAAGGTCTATTGCAAGTTTAACACGCGCTGCTGGTTTTAAAGTTATTGTTGTTCCTAGACCAGCGAAGAAAGTTTTAGGTATCAATGCTGTTAGAACGGTTCTCCCGCTCTGCAATTTTGATGAAGAAAACACTTCTGAAGGCTGGCAATGTCTTGCTCGTTATGCCTACAAAGTAGATGAAGAAACAGGGGTTTTTAGCCGCGAACCTGAGCATGACACTCCATATTCTCACGGTGCTGATGCTTTCCAAACGTTTGCCTTGTCTTTAAAAACAGAACAAGATACAAAGAAAGCCAAGACCAAAGAGAAGGTTTCATTATTGCCTCAACGGCCGAATGCTTGGATGGGGACACTTTAAATGGAATTTCTAATTATAATTAGTATCGCGTTGTTTCTGATGTCTCCATTGATATTGATGGAAATTTTAAATGCCTCTTAACATTCCCTTCGATTGGTTATCTGATGACGATAAGATAATCGAGATAGCCAAACGGCGTTTTAAAGCTTGTGAGGATTGGGAGGCTATCGCCCGTCGAAATTTTGAATATGATTACAAATTCGCTAATGGCGATAGTATAAATATGTTTCAATGGGATAGTTGGGTTGTTGGTGATCGCATCACTAACGATAGACCTTGCTTGACCATTAATAAAACAATGCAGCATTGTCTGCAAATTATCAATGATGGTAAGCAAAATAAGCCGGGTGTGAATATTCGTCCTGTTGGTGACACAGCTTCATATGAGGCTGCTCAAATCTATCAGGAAGTTGTCAGGCACATTGAATATCTTTCTAATGCTGAAAACATTTATGACAAAGCTTCTGAATTTCAGGTTATTGGCGGTATCGGATATTGGCGAGTAACTACAGAATATCTTGATGATAGCGGCGATGACCCTATGAGCATGTTTGCTCAAGATATTTTAGTTAAGCCTGTTAAAGACCCTCGCTCAGTATATCTTGATCCTGATATCAATGAGGTTGATGGTTCTGATGCTAATTTTGGTTTTATATTTTCTGATGAACCAAAAGATTTATATGAAGCTAAATATCCGAAATATAAAGATGCTGGTGGCAGTGCCGTTTTTAATAATACTGCCGATGGTTGGTTTACTCAAAACCATGTTCGCGTTGCTGAATACTATACTAAGATAAATGAAGAGGATACCTATATTTGGTTCTTAACTCCTGAAAATCAGGAACCAATTGCAGGCTTTATGTCTGAGTTGAGAAAGCGCGAAGATTGGGAAGAAATTTCAGAATTATATAAATCTATTAAAAAGCGCGAAAGTAATCTGCCCACAAAAGACAGAACTTGGCGTGAACGAAAGGTCATCCGCGGTAATATTAAATGCTATAAGATAGCTGGTAATACGATCATTGATAGATACGATTGGCTTGGTAAATATATTCCGATTGTTCGCGTTATCGGTCGTGAAACTGTTATTGATGGTATCTTAGATCGCATTGGACACACTCGCGCGTTATTAGACCCACAACGTATTTACAATGTAAATTCATCTGCAAACGTTGAATTTGGAGCATTGCAGACTAAATCTCCTGTTGTTGCTTCTGGTGATGCTGTAGAAGGATATGAAGAATATTATAAAACAGCTAACACTGTAAATCACGCTTGGATACCCTATAATGCTTACGATGAAGAAGGAAGGCAATTACCTCCTCCTCAACGTATGGCTGCTCCTCAATCCTCTCCTGCTTATGTGCAACAGATGCAAATTGCACAAAATGAAATGATGATGGTTTCAGGCCAATATCAAGCGCAGATGGGAGAAAACGAAAATGCTAAATCGGGAATCGCGATCAATCAACGCCAGCGACAAGGCGATAGGGCTACTTATCATTTTGTCGATGGTCTCGCCATTGCTACTCGCTATACTGGTAAGATTTTAATTGATCTTATTCCGAAGGTTTATGATACTAAGCGAGTTATGGAGATTGAAGCTAAAGACGGCACAGTAATGAAGCTAACCATAGACCCTAACTTTGAGGGTGGTTATGCTAAGCAAGTGCCTGATCAAAATCAAGACCCATCATTACCCAACTTGCCAGTTGAAGTAATATTTAATCCTAGTGTGGGCAAGTTTGCTGTACAGTCGGATAATGGACCTAGCTTTGCTACAAGGCGACAAGAGGCATTTAATGCTCTTACGCAAATTGCAGCACAGAATAAAGAGTTTATGAATGTAGCGGGTGATATCCTGTGGAAGGTCGCAGATTTCCCAGAGGCTCAAGTTTTGGCAGCACGTTGGCGTCGCATTATTCCGCCTAATGTTACTGGTGATGCTCCTAATCCGCAAATGACAGAAGCTATGCAACAAGCTGCTCAGAAGATTGAACAGCAACTTAGTATTATTGCATCTCAGACTAAAGACCTTGCTGATAAGGAACGTGAGCTTGATAGGAAGGATCGCGAATTAGAGTTGAAGGAAAAGGAAGTTTCTGTTACTCAGCAGCGCTTGGATTATGAAGCTGAGAATAAGAGGCTTGCCGCGCTTGGCAACTCTGGTCCTGCTGTTACACCAGAACAGATACAACCTGTGCTTAAACAACTTTTAAAAGAAATGCTAGCGTCTGGTAATATTAGTGTTGATGATTTAGTAGCTGGTCTAGATCAAATCGATAAAGCTCCTGTTCCTGAGCCACAAATGAATGGTAGTGGTGTTGATAACGCTGCGGTGCAATGATGGCTGGTTTACCTGTTGCTCAACCTGATAGCCCTAACTTAACTGATGTTAGCGGTAATAATGCTGCTGTACCCACATCAATAGGTGATGATAGTGTATTTGGTCGAATAGTAAATAAGCTTACAGGTTCTAATGGAGTTGAACGCCAGCAACTATGGCCTGAAAGGTTAGTAAGGAATGCTTTAAGCGTCATTCCTGAAGGTTTAGAAGGTAAAATTCCTATGTGGCAATTAAACCCACAAACCGGGGAATTTAAAGTTCATCCTGAGATGATTGAGAAGGCTTTAGACATGGCGGCTCTCGCTGGTACAGGGGGTCTAGGAGGGGCAGAATTAAAGGCTGGTGAGACGGCGCTAGGAGGTGGTCCTTTCCTGCGCCCAGCTTTAAAATATAAGGAGAAGCTTTATAAAGCGCCGCAGGGAGGGCAACATTTGGATGCACTTCCGAAAGAGCTTGAAAGCGAGTTTCAGCGTTTGGCTATGTCAGGTGAGGATATTAGTCATTTTAATTTTGGTTTTATGAACCACAAGGGGCAGTTTCTTGACCGTGAGAAAGCCTTGCAGTATGCTATTGATGAAGGATTGCTAGACCCTCATAATGGTAAGTTTGGGGTGCTGACTAGTAGCATGGAGTTAAATCAGCCATCAGCTATTAATGAATACGTACCAGCAATTAAGAGTAAAAATAAAATATATAGTGGCAATGATCATCCTAGCATAGAAGCGAAATATAAATTGCAAGGACAATCGCAGGAAGATGGTTTTATAGATAAAAATGGAAATTTTTTAAATAGAAATGAGTTTGAAAATAAATTTGGTGTTAGAGAAAGTGATGATTTGAAAGCGGCTCAACGTTGATTAAGCGATACAAGATATTCGTAAATTGGTACAACTTTGTAATTTTTAGTATTGATAAGCTCAACTAATTTAGGATTAAACGTTTCCATGATAACTTTATTGGTAGAAATTTGAATGATTACCCAAGATGTTGATTTCATTTCAATATCTCCTATGATGATTTAAATATTAGTGGGTAGTTCGTATTTTGTCAAGAGGAAAATATGCCATTAAAATCAGGAACTTCAAATAAAACACGTCAAGAGAATATTAAAAAAGAAATTGATAGCGGAAAGCCGATAAAGCAGGCAGTTGCTATTGGCTATAGCAAGCAACGTCAATCAAAAAAGAAGAAAAAGAAATGAGTAAAAAACAACTCATTACACCACAATCATTAGTGATTGAAAAGACAGCGCTTGAATTGGCGTGTGTCTTCTGGGAAGCTGGTAAAAGTTCTGGTATGAAATCTAAGTATAAGTCAGCTAGAGCTTTTGCTAAAGCTAGAGTTGAGACGTTTATCCCTAAAGCAGTCGAATTGCTAATGGATATGCTTGGTAAAGACAGCACTCCTGCTGACCAAAAGCAGTTAATATATGACGCATTTTTAGAGCGTGCTAATGATCCTGATTTAAGTAATTGTGGTATTCCTGTTTTTGCTCAACCTGTACCGTATAAGTCTGATAAGCATGTTCCTGCTGCTCCATTAATTATTAATACTATGGATAGCGATATTAGCAATCTATTGTCATCAACTTCAAAGGTTACTTTCAATGGCTAAGTATAAAATTATGGAATATGGAAAACCTGACCCTCAATGGAATGAGGATGAAGAAAATTCATTTGTGGCAACAGGTTTAAATTCTATAGCAATTGGTCGTTTACGAATTCAATTTACTGAAGAAGAAAGACGAGATATTGAACAAACTTGGAAAATGATTGATAATGGGGAGTTAAATCCAAATGGCTAAGAAAAAGGGTTTACCTGTTGCTAGCACTAAACCTGTTCCGGTTAAGATTGTCAGTGAACCTATGGATAGACCTGATAGGGACGATGCACGCGAAAGGAAGTGGCGTGCTGAAGATGACATTAGGACAATGAAGCAGGCTGAAGAAATTCGACGTGATAAAGAGCGAGTTAAAGCTATGAAGGAAGTAGCTAGACAGCAGATGAAAGATTTAAAGAAGATTTGCTGATGAAATACGGAACAAAAGAAATTACAGAATTACTAGATATTGAACTAGTTCAAATAGTTCAAAATTTAAACTCTGTTGAGAAGGCTAGAGAGAAAGCTAGTAAGCATCCTAAATTCAATGAAGATAGAATAATTAATGGCAGAAATTTAAAAAAGATGGAGTTTCCGTCTTTAACTCCACAATATTTAGAAATGAAACAAGAATTGCTCAACGAATTAAAGAAACGAAAATTGGAAATTGAACAATGAATTTATATCAAAAGTATATGTCATCTGCTGCTTTTTACCGTGATGCTAACAATGATCAAGGTACTAAAGAGCCTGAGAAAACACCTGCACAGATAGCTCAAGCTCAACGCGAAAGCATTCAAGTTATTTCTTCTGATCCTGATGAAAAGAAAGAAGGCGAGAATGACGACACAACACAAGAGGATAGTGAAGATAACGGGGACGCCGATGACGATGACAAAGGCGAGAATAAAGACGATGACGATAAAGACGACAAAGAAAATGAAACAGATGAACAAAAGCAGGCACGATTAGCGCAAGAGAAAGAAGAACGCAAGCAAGCACGTCAACAGCGTAAATGGGATAGGTTGGCTGCTGAAAAAACTGCTGCTGAAAATCGAGTTAAGGAATTAGAAGCTCAATTAAAAGAACAGCCAAAAGAAGGCTTGACAGAAGAAGAGGTTGAGCGACGCGCTAAGGAAAAGGCTGAAAAGGCATTAAGAGAAAAAGAAGCTTTAGATATTGAAGCTGATTTTGATAAGCGCAATGAGACTATCTATAATGCTGCTGTAAAGCATGACAAAGAATTTGATAAGAACATTCAAGATTTGGTACAGGAAGTTGGTTTAATTCCTCGCCCAATGGTTTATGTTCTTTCTGATCTTGACCATAAGAATGGTCATGAGGTTATGACTTACTTAGCCAATCCTGATAATATTGAAGAAGCTGAAGAAATATTTAAAATGACACCGCATAAGATGGCTCTTAAGCTTGTGCGTTTGTCAGATAAGTTACAGGCTGAAAAGAAACCGCCTCCTAAGAAACCGTCTGCTGCTCCTAATCCTGTTGAGCGAGTAACAGAAGGCAACAACCGCCAGCGTAATGTTTTACCTGCTAATCCGACTAAGGATATAGAGGATTTTGTTCGTATACGTAATCAACAGGAACGTGAGCGCAGGGAAAACAGGGGTAGATAATGGTTCGAATTACTAAAAACGTATCTGAAGGAACTGTTACCATTACTATCAATAGTACCTCGATTACAGTTACAATTGGCGAATGGTCTAAACTGATTTCATTGCCGGGTGTTTCGGTAAATGGTCTCATTGATCTGAAATTCGGGTAGTTGATTAGTGTGGGCAAAAATCTTTAAAATTTGCCCACACTCCTCTTTACAAATCAGTTTTCTTGAAGTCTAAATAGAGAATTGGCGTCTCGGTGCGCGTTGTACACCCTGCTTAGGTTAAAGCCGCCTTGGTCCGGTTTAAATGGCCCTGATGCTTGTAACTGCTGCTTCAGCAACAGCCTTTCATCAGAAAACCCATTTTAATCAGGACCTATTTACATGGCCAATACTTACCTCACGATAGACATGATTACCGCTGAAGCGGTGCGATTATTTAAAAATAGTAACCTGTTCGTTATGAACATGGATACTCAATATGATAGCCAATTTGCCGTTGACGGTGCTAAGATTGGCGATACATTGCGTATTCGTCTGCCTTCTGACTTTGTTGTGACCGATGGTCCTGCAATGCAGTTGCAGGACAATACCCAACAGTTTACAACGTTAACTGTTTCTTCTCAGAAGAACGTTGCTACACCATATACAACTGCTGAACGCACAATGAGCATTGATAATTATTCAGAGCTTGTTATGGCGCCGATGATTAATGCTCTTGCTGGTAAGGTCGCTCTTGACATTATGCAAGGGTCTGAAGGTGGTGTTTGCAACTTCATTAGCAACACAGATGCTAATGGTAACATTATCTCTCCTGTGCTTGATCAGTATACAGGTGCTAATGCTATTCTTGATGACAACTCAGCGTCGGATATGGATAGGCGCATTGTGGTTGATCCAACTACCGATGCGCGTTCGGTTAGCTCGCTCGCTGGCTTGCTCAATCCAGCTACAGAGCTTTCGGCGCAATGGCGTACAGGCCGTATGAAGAATGGGCTTGGCTTTGAACGTTGGTTCCGTGACCAGACAGTTATCAAGCATACCTCTGGTAACTTTACTGCTTCTGTGACAGTCAATGGTGGTAACCAAACAACTGGCACTAGCGGTGGTAACATTACCGTCAGTGCTTTAGGTGCTGGTATCACCCTTAAGAAGGGCGATATTATTACCTTTGATAGCGTCAATGCTGTTAACCGTGTCACTAAGCAGTCGCTTGGCACTCTGCGCCAGTTTGTTGTTACTGCTGACGTTGCGCCGGGCGCTACCACCATCCCGATTTATCCGGGTATGATTGGTCCTGTTGGCGGTGTTGCTGGTGGTGCTGATCAACAGTATCAGACTGTTGACGCATTGCCGCTCAATGGCGCTACTGTGCGTATGGTCACAAAGGCTAGCGAAGTCTATCGCAAGTCGATTGGCTATACTCAGAAGGCCGTTACAATGGCTACTGCTGACCTTGTGTTGCCACGTAGGGCAATCGAGGAAGGCGCACGCGCTAACTATGATGGTATCAGTGTTCGTATTATCACTGACTACTTACCGAATAGTGACCAGTTAGCAACGCGTGTTGACGTGTTGTTCGGTAAGAAATATATCAGGCCAGAATGGCTTGTTGTTGTGGCTGACAAGGTGTAAATTAGTTAAAATGGGAGGGTTAACAGCCCTCCCATTGCTGTGTTAAAACTAAACGTCAATAGGAAAAATTTAAAATGGCTGCACAATTTCCAGAACCCCCTTCTCTCAATATCCTCGAAATTGGCGATGGGAAGGATAATTTAGATAAGTTGGTAGGAACGTATACCTTAGACAAACCCCATCCCGGTTACGGTAAAGACCCTAATATTATTAATCATTATGGGCATACTGTTTATCCTAAGATGGTTTATCCGGGCGGTAATGGTTCTGCTGGTGTAGTTGTCAAATCGGCTGAAGAAGAAGCCGAAGTTATGGGCACTGAAGTTAAAAAGTCTGGAAAGCCTAAAGCTGATAAAGGATGGACCTAATGATTATCGAAAAGCCTATAGCTGTTCCTCAAATGACTAAAGAGGAACAGCATAGAGCGGAGCGAGCTACTAGTCCTGATTTTAAAGCTATGAAAGAGCATTGGGACAGTAAGCCTAGCTTTCCTAAAGATTTTGATATGTCTCAATGGATTGTTGATTAAATGACAACTGCCCGTGACTTTTGCTCATTATGTTTAAAAGAAGCGGGGGTTACTGGTGTTGGTCAAACACCATTACCTGAAGATATCAACGATACCTTTACACTTTTAAATAGAATGCTTGCCCAATGGCAAAAGAAGCGTTGGTTAGTCCCGTCGCTTTATGAAATAGCCGCATTAGGTAATAATCAACAATATAATTTAATTGGTCCCGGTCAATATTACAATGCAGCTAGACCGGATAAAGTTCAAGCTGCTTATTTTGTTCAAGTTACTGGCGATGCTAGTAATCCTGTTAGCTTTCCTCTTATTCCAATATGGAGTTGGGAGGATTTTGCATTAGTACAGCTAAAGCAGCTAAACAGCTTTCCAATATATTTCTTTTATGATGGTCAATTCCCCTATGGTCGTGTTTATATTTGGCCTATTCCATCGGCTCAATATGAAATTCATTTGATTTTAAAAAGCCCAATCGGATTTACTGTTGAGTTAGAAGATGGATCGATAGTAAACGCTGGCGCTGCTTATACAAATGGTGTTTACAACAATGTTGATCTAGTAAATTTGACTGGATTTGGTTCCGGTGGTCAAGCTAACATTACTGTAGCTGGAAATGTAATTACTAATGTGGGCATAGCTGATCCGGGTGACGGATACAAGATCAATGACCAGCTTACAGTTTTAAATACTGATGTTGGTGGTACTGGTGCTGGATTTATTTGGAAAGTTACAAAAGTTACTGACGACTTAGATGCTGAATTTAATATGCCTCCTGAGTATGAGGAAGCTATCCATTATAATTTAACTAGACGTGTCATGGAAATGTATAACTATGACATACCACCTAGTAAAGCTGCATTAGCTAGAGCTTCTTTAAATACAATTAAAGTTGCTAACGCTCAGATACCCACACTACAAATGCCTAAACAATTGCGCAATGTTCGCAGCAATAATTTTTATATTTTCAATGCTGATGCAAGGTAATGGCAAGAGTACCATTAGTTAGCGCTGCTTATGCTGGTCAGAGCGATATTGCATCTGGGCAAGAATGCGTTAATCTCTATGCTGAATTTAATGCCAAGTGGGACCCTCAAGCACCAACACAAGTAACCTACTACCCAACTGCCGGTAGTGAACTTTTTACTAATTTAAATGTAAACGCTAAAGTTCGCGGTGAATATAGAACAAGTGTTGATACTGCTTATGTGGTAGTAGGACCTTCTGTTTTTTATATTGCATATGACGCTATTACAGGAATAGTTACACCTGTACAAATTGGTAGTATTGCTGATACTCCTAGTCAAGTTTATTTCAAAGATAACGGATTAGTTGTTGTATTAGTTGATGGTGTATCGGGTTATGTTATCGATATGTCATCTAATGCTTTTGCACAAATCACCGATCCTAATTTTTATGGTGCTGATTATGTTGATTTGTGCGATACATTTTTCATTTTCAATCGACCGGGGACTAATCAATTTTATATCTCAGGATCAAATGTAAACTTTACACTGCTCAGTACAACAGGAGCATTCGATCCATTAGACATAGCCGCTAAGTCTGGTTTTAATGACCCTATTGTGGGCTTAGTGGTAGTTCACCGCGAAATTTGGTTAATTGGTACTCTTACAACTGAAGTTTGGATTGGCACTGGTGCTGCTGATTTCTATTTTCAGGAAGTCCAAGGCGCTTATATTAATCATGGTTCTGCTGCTAAATATTCTATTGCTAGTCAAGATGTTCTTACATTCTTCATTCAACAGGATCAACAGGGAAATGGTCTTGTCTTACAAGGTCAAGGTTATGACGTTACAGAAATTTCAACACCGCGAATTGTAAAAGAATTTAAAAGTTATATTACATTAACTGATGCTATTGGCTTTTGTTTTCAAATTTCTGACCATGCTTTTTATGCATTGATATTTCCTACAGCTAATAAAGGCTGGATTTATGATCTATCGACTAAGCAATGGTCCGAATGGAATTGGACTGATGCTAATGGTAACTTAAATCGTCCTAGAGCTAATTGTTGTATGTTTGCATTTGGCTTTATTTTAGTTGGTGACTGGCAGAATGGAAATATATTAAAGCTCAATCCTGATGTTATGACAGATTATGAACCTTCTACTCCTACAGGACCAATCACCAGAATTAGGACTTTCCCACATTCTGTAGATAATAATCAGAAAATTACTTATCAATCATTTGACGCTGATGTAGAAGTTGGAACAGCCAATGAAGAAGATGACCCACAAATATCTTTGAGTTGGTCTGATGACAAAGGTCGTACTTACGGAAATCCTGTTACGCAATCATTCGGTAAGATTGGTGAATATCGTACAGTACCATCTTGGAATAGATTAGGCGAAGCGCGAGATAGAGTGTTTAAATTGCAGTGGTCTACAAATAATAAAACTGCACTCAATGGCGCATTTGTTGATGCTAAGGCGGCTAGACATTAATGTCAAACACTAGACCAGTACCAAATCTGACTGCTCCTTTTGCTGAAGTAAAAGGAAATAGAGCTTGGCTTATTTCGCCTTGGATGCAATTTTTCCAACAGTTTGTGCAACGTGCTCCTACTATTGAAGATGTCACTAGTGGCGGAAGTCCATTTCAGGCCAACCAAAATGGTACAGTTATTGTTACAGGAGCGGCTACAGTTAGCCTTATTCGTGGGCAAGTTACAATCAATCTTACAGGAGAAAGAATTATACCTATTTCTATCGGAGATAGTATTGCTTGGACTGGTGGAGCGACTGTTCAATTCTTGGGAGCATAAAATATGGAATTACAAAAAATAGATAGTCGTAATAAAATTTACGAATGGGAGAATATAGTTAAACAGCACAAGCAAATAGAGTTAGAGGTTAAGCATATTTTTTCACATGGAGTTTATGCTAGAGAGTTGCACATTCCAGCCGGGGTTATCCTTACAGGACATGTTCACAAATTCGAAAATTTAAATATCTTGTCAAAGGGCCGAATTTCTGTCTTAACTGAGCAAGGTATGATTGAGGTAGAGGCACCGTTCACGATTGTATCACCTCCCGGTACTAAACGAATTGCTAAAGCTATTACAGATTGCATTTGGACTACAATTCACGGTACATTTGAAACTGATTTAAATATTATTGAAAACTCTTTTATAGCAACTACTGAGCAAGAATGGTTAGAGTTTAGTGGTGCTAATCAGTTAACTTTTGGATTTAATTAATTATGGCATGGGTAGCAACAGCAGTTATAGGTTCTGCCGTCATAGGTGGTGTAGCTACTTCTATGGCAGCTAATAAAGCGGCTGATGCTCAAACTAAAGCTGCTGCTCAAGCCGCTAATACTCAGCTTACAATGTACAATACAACGCGAGGGGACTTACAACCTTATCGCGATATTGGTAATACAGCAGCAACTCAACTTACTAATAAGCTCTCAGACCTTACAGCACCTATTAGTGTTAATCCTGATGATTTTACTAATAGTCAGGCTTATAACTTCCTTCAAACACAGGGTATGAAAGGAGTTACTAATTCGGCTGCTGCTAGAGGATTGGCTACTTCTGGTGCTGCTCTTAAAGGTGCTTCTACATTCCTTAGCGGTTTAAACTCACAATTCTATCAACAGAACTTTAATAATCAAGTCACCAATCAAACTAACGCCTATAATCGACTTAAAGGCTTGGTCGATACTGGTGAAAATGCTGCTGCTCAAACTGGTAGCGCTGGCACGGCTGCTGCGACTGGTGCGGCTAATGCTCAAATAGGCGCTGGTAATGCTCAAGCTGCTGCGGCGAATGCTACAGGCGGTGCGGTAGCTAATGCAGCTAATAGTATTGGTGGTTATACTGCCTATAAAGGTCTCTATGGTAGCGGTGGTTCTGGTAGTAGTTCAAGTGGTGGAAGCTGGACACCGCAGGATGCTGCTTTAAATACTCAATTATTCCCTAATTATGGTACAGGCTAATGGCTGAAGTCGATACGAGTAGCTATCCTCGCGCTGCTGCCTTACCGGCTCAAAAGTCTGCGCTAGATCAAGCGCAACAATTTGGCGCACTTCAACAACAGCAACAATCTATTCAGAGTGGTGCATTAACTATTGACAAGCAAAAACTTGATTTAGTTAATCAACGTTTTGCTGAAATGTCTAAAGGCTTTGTTGGTTTAATGGCAAAGCCTGATCTTACTCAAGACGATGTTCGCAAATATGTTCAAACTCAAGTTAAGCTTGGATATGTTCCTCCTGATATGGCAGCAACAACATTATCTGAATTGCCAAATACGCAAGGTATGCCTCCCGCTCAAGCATCTAAAGTTTTAAAAGATGCTTTAGGTATTCATTTGCAACATGCTGGTACGATGGTTGAGGCTATTAATAATCAGTTTGGGACAAATGCAGTTCAACAGGATAATGCTAATACTTATCAAGGTGTAGTTCGTTCTCCGATACAAGGTGGAGGATTTGAGCCTAAAACACAAATGCCCACACAATTACCACCTACACAGCCTATTGTGGGCAGTGATCTTAGACCGGGTGTTGTTGGTCCTTCTGGTCCTGCTGGTGTACAGCCTGCTGTACCCACTCCTAGACCACGGCCGGGTTTGCCTGTAGCTTCAAATCCGGCTGGCCCTCCTCCTGCCTCTGGGCCTACAGGACCTACCGTTGATAACGGGAGCGAGTTTAACAATAGGTTTAGCGCGGCTTTCCCGAACGCTGTAGCGACTGGTGCTGCGCCGGGGCAAGCTGAAGCGGCGCAAGCTGTAGCTGGTCAAAGTGGTAAGGATTATGCGACTGCTTTAACAACAGCTAGAAATTATAAAGCCGATTTATATCCGATGGAGCGTGTCTTAGAAAGTGTTCACAATCTTGGTGAAAATGCTTTTGGTCCGGGAACAGATACACTTAACGACGCTAAAGCTATATTAGCAACATGGGGTAATTTACCTAAAGAAGAATTAGATAAAATTGCTGATAGAGCTAGCGCTAAAAAATATCTTGTTCAATTAGCTAGAACAAGTGGTAATACAGGCACTAATGATCAATTAGCAGCAGCGTTTGAAGGTACACCAAATACTAAAATGACTGGTGCTACTATTGAGACAGTTGTTAAGTCAAATCTTGCATTGCGTCGTATGCAACATGCTCAAACATTAATGGCTTTAGAGAATAAGGTTCCTAAAGATCAATTTTCAGAATGGATTGCTAGAAATCAAAATGTGCTTGACCCAAGAGCATTTGGCTTTGATTTAATGGATGATAGAGCTAAAGACAAGTTGTTGAGTACTATGGCTACTCAAGACCCTAAAGACCCTCGTAATTGGATACCAAAAAAAGGTAAAGAAAAAGAATTCAATCGTTTTGAACAATCTATTCAATTTGCTTTAAAATCAGATTTGATTTCTCCTAAAGGTCAGTAATGGGCATCTTTGACCAATTTTATGATAATGCTAAATCTTCATCTAAAGATGAAGGTAATAGCTCTGCTACGTCATCTAATCTATTTGGTCAATTTTATGGATCAACTAAAGAAAAACCAAAAGGAAATCTAATCCCTGCTGGTGCTCCTGTTGGTGGTGAAGTTGAATATATTACACCTGAAGAATTAAATAAACGCGCAAATGCTCCTAAAAATGGAGGTAGAGATTTTCCTAGTTTAACTGAGGCTGTTGGTAAGCGAGTTAAAGAAGGAACAGATTTAATAGGCGAGGGTGTTTCTGACATTGCCCACAATAAGCCTGCTAGCGGTATTGGTAAAGTTGGCTTAGGAGCTTTGAGCATTCCGGGTAGCTTAGCTACTGGTCCTGCTGATGTTGTCGATAAGGTAACTGGCTCTGATATTGGCAATAGAGCTTTAATGGTGCTTCCTGTAGCTCCTAGCTCTAAGGCTGTAAAAGCTGTTGTTCCTAGCAATAAAGCTTTTAAAGATTTAGTTGAGATGGTTGGCCCTGAGAATGCAGGCTATGTCGCTAAGGAAATGCGCGCTGACCCTAGACTAACTCCTGCTGATCTTTCACCAGCAGTTAAAAGCGCTACACAAAAATTATTCACAGTTGAAGGTGATAAAGCTAAAAATCACATTGCTGGTTATGTTGAAAAGCGAGCGGGTGAAGCAAAAGCCGCTGTTGATGAAGCTATGAATTCTTCGCTTGGCACTGCTGTTGATCCTGTTCAAAAGCTCAATGAGCTTAAGTCGAATATTCGTAATGTGGGTAAAACACAAATACAGCCAGTAATTGAAAACGCTAAACCAGTAGATTTAACTGATACGATTGCCCACATTGACGCACAGCTTAAACCCGGTATTTCGTCGGTAATTTCTAGTGGTCAATTACCACCTACAAGCGAAGCTAAAAAAGCTTTAGCAGGTATTCGTAAGCTCATAACTGATGATAAGTCTACTGTCATTGATGCTAAATCTTTAAATGAGTTTCAATCTGTGTTGCGTGGTGAAGCTGAGAATTTGATTAAAAAGGGCGGCAACGATGCTAGAACAGGTTATGCTCTAGCTGGTGTTCGTAATCAAATTGTATCAGCTATAGACAATGCTACAGGTGGAGCATATAAACCAGCATTATCTAAGTATCGTGATGAGTACCATATTCAGGATGCTTTTACACACGGTCATGATGCTATTTTAAAAAATGGTCGTGACATTGAAAGCAATCCGGCTTTCTTTAAAGATTGGTATAATAAAGCAACTGATGCTGAAAAGCAAGCTGCTAAAGAAGGTGCTAGAATAGCTATCGATCAAGCTATTAAAGGCTTTCGTTCGCCTCCTACCAATGAGGCTAGTAAAGCTATTCAAATGGCTCAGGTTGATTTTAACCGTGAGCGAATTGAAACGCTTTTTGGTAAAGAAGAAGCTGGAAAGCTTTTCAAAAAATTAGAAAATGAACGCAAGATTGCTGAAACTAATTCTGATCTTATCAGAAATAGTCAAACGGCTATGCGCTCTGCTGCTGATAGTCGAGTAGCATTGCCCACAAAAACAGATGTCATTGGTGGTTTAATTCCTCCTGCTGCATTAGAAACAGCTAGTATGCTTACAACTGGTACTCCCGGTATAGCATCAGCGGCCTATGCTGGTGCACGTGCTCTGACATACGGTAAAGATAAAATTGCTACAGCATTAGCTAAGGAAAAGAATGCTCAGCTTGCTAAATACGCTTTACCTTCTGAAGGCCCTAGTCGTGATGAATTAATCAGGAACCTTGAAGCAGTTGCTCAACAGCATAGTACGCCTAAGCTTAGTATCATGAACAAAGCTAGAATGCTTGTGTCTCCATAATTTAATTTGTAAAAAGATTGGGTCTAAGATTGCCCATTTTAAATAAGCTAGAATTATTAAGAATGTGGGCATCCAAACGTAGCGGCGAAATTTTAAAAGTATTACAATGATCAAGGCTAAACAGATGAAGTTTTCAACTGCCATTTTTAAAACTTTCTTCTTATCATTATGTATGATCGCAAATGTTAACTTTGCGTATGCGCAAAATGCTGCGATTTTACCGAATGCTAAGACTACATTTAACGATGCAAATGGCAAGCCTTTAACGAGTGGAACAGTTGATTTTTATGTGCCGGGCACCACGACACGTAAAACAACTTGGCAAGATAGCGGCGAAACTACACCAAATACTAATCCGGTAGTTTTAGATGCTGCTGGTAGGGCTTTAATTTGGGGTGATGGGGCTTATCGACAAGTTGTAAAAGATAGAAACGGTAATTTAATTTGGGATCAAGTTACTGCTTCTGCTGGTAGTGGTAGCAGTGGCTCTACTATTGGAGACGGATTATCTGTTGGTACTATTCTCCCAACTAGTGATATTGTAGCTCCTGTAAATTATCAATTTGCTTATGGTCAAGCTGTTTCTAGAAGTGGATTTCCAGAATTAAAATCAGCATTAACTATCACTACTCCTATTGGCTGTACTGGTGGAAGTGCTATAATCACTCTTAGTGATACAACATCAATCGCTGTCGGTGCTGTTTTAGAAAGCATTTGTGTATCTGGAAGCCCTACTGTAATTTCTAAAACAAGCGGTTCGGTTACTTTAAGTTCTAATTCAGTTATTACAGTTGCTACTAATGGTGTGTTTTTTCCATATGGTAATGGTGACGCGTTAACCACATTCAATTTGCCTGACTTGCGCGGTTATACTGTGACAGGTCGTTGCAACATGGGTGGTGTTAATTGTTCTAATTTAAATTCAACTTATTTTAGCTCTAATACAAACAATACCCCATCTGGTTTAAACGCTAAAGGCGGTTCGCAATCTAGTATTCTTGTTACTGGTAATTTACCTCCTCAAACTCCATCAGGTTCAAATTCAAGTTCTAGTTCTTCCAATGCTGATATAGTTAGAAATGCGGCTGGCATTGCATCATCTAATGCTACTGCTGGAGGTAATGGCCAATTAATTGGTACATCTGGATTGATTAGTTCTATAACTGTTAACCCTCAAACATTTACAGGTAATCCGTTTCCGGGACAAAACTCTAACCCATTTGCTAATATTCCACCAACTATAACTTTAAACTATATTATTAAAGTAACACCTGATGTAAACTTAGCTTCTACATTTGGTGTAGCTTCTATTGGTGGTATGACTGGTGTCATAGCTTGTGGTACAAATATTACATGTGCTGGAAACACGATATCTGTTAATTTTAATGGTGTCGCTAGCATTCAAGGTATGACTGGTAATATAACTTGTAATAATGGTATTTATTGTGGAAATAATTCAATAGGGCCTACTAATACAGCATTATATGCTCAATCTTATGGTGTTAAGTGTGACGGTGCGACTGATGATGCAGCGTCATTACAATCTGCAATCGCTGCTGCTGATACATTAGGTGGAGTTCCTATTATTCTACCAGCAGGATCATGTGTTCTTAGTAAAACTGTTTATTTAAATAAATATGCAGCTTCTGGTATCTTAACAGTCCCCGGCTTAAAAATGACAGGTCAGGGGAAAGATGTGACTACAATCGATATGCGCGGAACTAATAGCCCGGCTATTGCGATCAATCCAGATTGGCAAGGTTCATTTCAAGCGCTGTCTGGTACATCTGCTGAAACTGTCGGTGGTAGTTTAGCTACTAATACATATTTTATGCAAATTAGTGTCACTTCTCCTAATGGCGAGGTACGAACAACATTACCTAAAAGTATAGCAGTTACCGGCCCAACAGGGCAAATAAGGTTAACTTTACCAAATATTCATTTTAATGATGGGTATTGCTATAATATTCTTTTAGACACCGCAGCTACTCCAACACATTATGCTACTGTAGCGGGTGTAGATGCTGTCTGTTTAGGTGGAAATCAGACAGTAGTCGCTACAGCAGTCAGTGCTACATCTCATACAGTTCCGACAACTAGAAATTCGATTTGGCAAAATGCTCAGATTGATAATTTAACCATTACTTCTACAACATCTGCTGCTGGTGCTAGCGGTATTAGCTATTTTAAAGCTGGGTATGCTGGTATTGATAATATTTATTTTAAAAATTTATTAGGCACTGGATTTCTCGTTCCTGATTATACTGGTGATATTGATGGAAGTTTTGTCATAACAGTTAATAATTCTAAATTCGATAACATAGCCGGTTGGTGTACTGATGCATCCGGATTAGCGCTAGAATTGTCTAATCTATCTATATTAAATTCTTCCTATAATTTATGTGGCACAGCAACTACAAACTTAAACACTAATTTTACAATGAGCGCTATCACTAATGCTAATCCGGGCATAGTTACGACTAGTTCTAATCATACACTCCAAGGTAACGATCAAATTTATATCCAAAATGTAGCTGGAATGACGTTAGCTGCGGGTTGGTATCGTGTGTGTAATTCTAGCATTGTAGCTCCAACTTCCAATACATTTGGGCTTTGTAATCTTTCAGGAGGTACATTAGATACTACCGCATTAGGTGCTTATACAGCTAGTTCTGGTACAGAAAGTTTATCTTGGAGACCTCCTACTAGCACAACAGGTTCGGGTGCTATTCGTTATATGGGCTTGATCAGCACATTTAAAAATTTAGGATTTACTCAAAATCAAAACGTAAACATTTATTTTACTGAGGCAGGAACATCAGATAATACTACAATAGAGGGTGTAGACTTTGAAAATACATACGGCAAAGGTATGTATATTGCGTCATTAGCTGGTGGTAGCATTAGTAACTCAGAGTGCTTGTCTACTAATGCTTTAGGCCCTACTATTTCTTGTATTCAATTAGGTACAGGTTTTAACGCTGGTGGCGTTCAAAACTTTAAAGTTCAAAATATGAAAGTCAGAAATGATGTTAATCCAACAGTAGGGTTTGAACAATTTCAAAACACTAATAATGGCGCTACATTTTCGTCTACCAACCGAGTTAATAACATAACTTGGCAAACATTTGATGCTGCTGGACAAACTAGATTTAATGGATTTTTATTCGACATTCTACCCGGATCAGCGAGATTTTCTGTTACTGGTGTTGGTACTGCTCAGATAATTCCAGTTGGTTACAGTGGTCAAATACCTCTGCATTTGAAAGCTAATGGAGAGTGGATAAATTATCAAGTCCCTAATGCTGGTATTACAGCAGGAGGATTAACAGGTTTATCTAACAACACTCAATATTATTTTTATCTTTACAATAGTGCAGCAACTAGCGCTCCTATAGCAGGAGCTTTAGAAATAAGCGCTTCTGTACCCACATTAGAAAGTGTTAGTGGAGTTTATGTAAAAACAGGTGATAGCACTAGAACATATGTAGGTACTGCAACTACTAATGGTTCTGGTCAAATAACTACAAATGGAACAGATATAAGTTGGTATCCTGCTTATAATATTCCGCAAGGTCAAATACCCGGTACAACTAGCAATAGTTCTGCTGCTGCTGGTAATGTTGGTGAATTTATTTCATCTACATTGGTAGTTGGTTCTTGTACTGCTCTAACAACAGGTACAGCAAAAACAATCACATCTGTTTCACTTACCGCTGGTGATTGGGATGTCAATGGAGTTGCTGCATATCTTCCAGCTAATACCACTACCACCACTAATTTAAGTGGCTCTATATCTATTGTAAATAATACTCTAGATACTACAACAGGTAATTTTATAGGTCAAAATACACCAGCAACTACTTATAATGGTGCTACACAAGCGCAAGTTTCTATTAGTCCGATTAGATATTCTTTAGCTGCTACTACAACAGTTTATTTAATTGGATTTTCAAATTTTGCTACAAGCACCAATTGTGGCTTTGGTACAATTAGAGCAAGAAGGATTAGATAATGCCTACAAAATGGCCTCATGATGATACTGCGAGTAAGCGAGCTTTTTACGGTGATTTTCGTGATAAGGCTTGGGCAGGTGTGAACCTAGTTCGCGTATATCCTCCTTTTAAAATGTACTATGACAAAAAGCCTGTTAATGGAGTTTTAGTTCATAAGAAGTGTGCTGCTGCCTTCCAAGCTGCGTTCGCTGAAATTTGGGAGAAGTGTGGGCATGATCAGAAGCAAGTCGATAAGGCTGGTGCTAGTGATTATGCAGGCTGCTTTAATGTTCGTAAGATAGCAGGCTCAGATAACTGGTCTAACCACTCTTGGGCTTGCGCGATTGATCTTTCTGCTTCTACGAATGGTTTTCGCTACGATAGCTCTACCACTCTTTCAAAAGTTGTGATAGACGCTTTTAAAAATCAAGGCGCGCTTTGGGGTGGAGATTACAAAGGCCGTAAAGACCCTATGCATTTTGAATTTGTTTCGAGGTAAATTATTATGAATAAAACACAATTGCAAACTACCTTTGCTCCATTGATTGCGGCTATTGCTGGTTTCTTGGCTGGTAAAGGCTATTTTGGTTTTGATGCTCAAACATGGATTAGTATCATTGGCGCTATCGCTGCTTTAGGTGCTACAGTTTGGGGTGCTGTTGCTGCTCGCCCACAAGCTCTTAAAGACACAACAGGCGGTTTACCAAACACTACTGTTGTAACTGACAAATCATCTGCTGATGCACTTCCTAATAACCCTGATGTTGTTGCAGTAACTCCTGAGATTGCAACTGCCATTAAGAAGGCTAGCTGATATGATTAAACGAATTTTAATTGTAACTTCTTTAGCACTTAGCCTCGGAGCTTGTACTCAGCTTCAGACTATTGAGACAGCATTTAAGCTTGGCACTGCTTCAGTTGCTAACCCGGTAACAAAACCTCGCGAAGCTCAAATTGAGGCTGCTTTTGATACCGCATTACAACTTTTATTAGCATATCGCAGAGCTTGTGTAGCTGGTACCGCCGATGTTCATTGCAAAGCTAACATTGCTTTGATCCAACCTTATACTAGACAGGCTAAAGTTTTAATTGGTCAGTTACGTCAATTTGTTGATACTAACGATCAAGTAAACGCTACAGTTATTTTTAATCAACTGACTACTCTTTATGCTGACATGAAATCAACTGCTGCTATTGCAGGAGTTAATGTAGGGAATTTACCATGAACGTTGCTGAAATTTTAGCCATTATCGGGCAAGCTGTTGCTATTCTGCCCACATTAGTTACTGCTGGCATTAATATTGCGGATCGCGTTGCAACGATTAAAGATTTAGCTGATAGTGCTGCTGCTGGTACTACAACTGATGCTCAAATCGCAGCAGTCAGAGCACAGCTAGACGCTGATCTTAATGAATTTAATGCTCCATTAAATTAAGCACCTTTGGAATTGAATGAAGTGGAACAGGAATTATTGCGGCTAGGCGTTGCCGGTTTAGTTTGCGTAATTCTCTGGGTAATGCTGCTTAAGTCTGAGAAAAGAGAAGAAAAGAAAGATGCTCGCATACAGATGTTAGAGAACATGCTAATAGAAAGCTATGATGAGCGAATAGAAGCAGCAGACAGAATAAGTCAAGCTATCCACTTTAGCGCTACATCGGCAAACAATGCGGCAAAAGCAATAGAAGCTCTAACGGCGGAAGTTAGACATGGATAAGATCATAAACCAATTCCGCCGAATATGGAACGATGACGGTCGAAACGATAAGAATTTCAGCCTTCAGGAAAGCCGCCTGAGAGCCGCACAGGGGAGGGTGGTGTCTGCTACCGCCCAACTCGTAAAATCGTCTGAGCGTTTAAATGTGGCTGCTCTAAAGGCCCTTCCGCCAAAGGGGGAGGCTCACTAAGAAATCCCAAGCGTCTAGGAAGTATTCCACGGCTAGCGGAATAGCGATAAAAACTAAGATTTCAATACAAAAAAGTTCCATGCTGGCTTATAGCATGGAACTTTATTTTTGTGTATCCGGGGAAGTACGTAGTGAAACTTACTTAGGTTATTAGACTTTTTTACTATCGTACTTGCCCTTGATATGAGCATGAAAGTATTTACCAGCGCTTTCTGCGCTGATCAATCCTTCAAATACTTCCTTTGGAACATCTTCATACTCATAGCTTCCACCTGAGCTAAACTCAAGAGTTAGAAGCTTATCAGCATGATTATAGGTGATAGTTTTAACCATACCGGAACGGGTAGTGTGAATTTCAGTGTTGGTCATTTGTGGGCATCCTTACTTTCTGTTTACGAACGAGCGAGGCCGGATCGCGGATGAAACCTGCGACGCAATCAACGTCGCTGGCGCCCATGGTTCGCCCGACCAGCCATCCTTCATCAGTGCGGGTAAAATCTCCGGGCCGCACATCGTACATAAACGAAATGCTGCGGGCGAATGCCGGGTCGAAGTCTGGCGGTAGCGTACCGATCCGCCGACCGTATTGGATCACAGGAACGCGCTCTGTTGGCATT